CATAGACATACATACTCTCCCATACGTACGCAAGACATACACACTGCTATACATAGTCACCCACCTACATAGGCATAAGGCTCTCCATTCGTAAGGAATTACAATCCCAAATCCAAAATATTCTCAAGTACCACCCCTGTTTATTTGGATATACAAAATCGGCTATATACGCATATAGGTTAGGTGGTAGTAGTGGCAGAGGTGGGGGACAAAATATATTATAGTACCACCCATATCAAGCCAGCATTTATAATAGTTCGCGCTATTTAGTGGTGGACATACATAAAAAAACCTTACATACTACTTAATAATATATTTAAAATGTTATAATTTAATACCCTACTACCACCTATACTATATCAACCCTTTATTAATAGGGGCTTAGACTGGTGGTAGATATTAAATACACTCTGCCACCTACTACCACTTTGTAAGTCAAAATATTATAGCCTACCACCCGTAGAATACTGGTTTATAGCATTTTAGGCATAAATACGCTATTTTAACATCAATTTAACTTTTGTACGGCTTCACGGTGTTAGGTGGTAGAGATTTTATGCATTTTTCGGCTAAAAACGACACTTTTTTAATGCACTTTTTTGTAAGCCTAAAAACTTTAACACAATTTTAACATTTTATCTATTGTTTATTCAAAATGACGTTGTATATTTGTGACATCAATAAGAAAGAACATGAAAAAACAAACTCAATCACAATCTACTATTGTAAGAATTATAATGACTTACACCGACGTAATAACCGACGGAATCGCTTGGGCTATTGCTGCTCTAATTTCAATATACGCATACGGACCGTATGGACTATGGAAATCACATTGTGACTACCAATGGATAGAAGACTTATATGAGCTGGATTATAAGCTTAAAAAAGAGCTGGACAGACAGCACGACAAAGATATGACGTTTTACATGTGGATTACAGTCATAAACCTGCTAGCATGGACAGCAACAATTTTATTATTCGCAAAATACTTTTAAAATGAAAAAACCACAGCCCAACACAATTAATTTTCGTAGACCATACGCAAAGCATACAGAATTAACCTTTACAGGAATATTGACTATTAAAAACGAAAATCAAGAAGTCGTTTACCATGAGCCAGCATTTAGAAACTACGTCTATGAATTTATACAGCAAATGAAGAAAGAAGGAGCGACAACTGGAGGTACTTATTCAATGAACGGTGATATAGACATGAAAATAACAGGCGAAAGAAGAACTTTTTATGTAGAATATAAAGTTGGTCCTGAAATAGGCAGCAAAGAAAATAATCTTAATCCTGCATTCGCTAAGTTTATTGTCACCCAAAAATTAAACAAACCGAATAGTAATGTGGATTTATAACGATGAATATATGTGCGTGATTTGCACAACTGCATATTTATTGGATTATATGACATTTATACACATTTTAAATATGAATTAATATGGACTATCCAAATGATTTAATCGAACACGAAATAAAAATCATTACCACCCTGTTAGATAACTTTGAATATTTTAAGTATGGATTGTGCAAGCTTGCTAAGAAATTAGCACGAGAAGAAATAATTTACGGCTACTTCTACGATGATATAATTGAGTGGTTAGATTATAATACTCCTCCTTACAAATATCCTACAAATCCAAATGGAATAATATGTTATTCTTGGAAAGTTAAAACTGCTGATCCTCGATGGTATTGGCTTCAGCATAAGCTTATTCAAGCGAAATTGAAAATATTAACTGAAAATTGGATAAAAGACAGACAGGGTAATATTATCGAGAGCGCAAAAGGCGGACCTGAATTTAAAAATGGAACAAAATTAAAACAAATCAATATGGCAACAAAAGGAAAAACCTTATTTAAAAAGCTTACCACCGCTCAAAAAATCAAGTTTAAAGAAAACCATAGGTTATGCGAAAGAAATGATACATGGAAAGAATATATGAATTCAAATTTTAAATCATTTTGGTTTTTCATAGGCGAGGCTTTTTTATGGTCGAAAACCAAACAAGGACAGGAATATTGGTATGAAATTTCAAAACAAAACAAATAAATATGTCAAAAGTAATTTTAATCACTGGACCTCAAGGTTCAGGTAAAAACATTCTAGCCGATTTTATGGCTTACGATCACGAACAGGTTAATTTCGACGACCTAAAAAGAAAGCAGCAATTGGGAGTTGCAAAGGCTCTTAAAGGATTGGATAAAATAGTTATTGATCAATGCTATCCTGATGTGCATTTACTAAGGATAATTGATATTTGTCGAAATATGGAAGTAGATGCTATATTTATTTCAAACGAACACCTTAGCAGGTTTCCAGAAAACTTATTTGATATTGAATACAACGTAACAGCGAGGTTTTCAAACGTTCCATTAATACCACCTAGAGAAACTTATATGTCTAACGACCTAACAAAAGATGGATCTCGTGTAATGACTGCAACACCTGAACCACCAAGTCCGCCAGAGCCACGCGAACAAGAACATGAAAATGCACCGTCTGAGTTTTGGAAAGACCAACAAAACAAAGGAGAATAATTTTAACACAATTTTAACACAATTAAATTTGCTTCGTATTGAAAAACAGACTATATTTGTCATATAATTAATCAAGCAAAAAAAAACAAACATTATGTATCAAGTAGTTATTTCTCAAGTATTAAAGCAAGGAACTAAAACTTTTAAATTCAATAGCCTTGTAAAAGCAAAAGATTTCGCTAATCAAAAACAAAACAGGTTAGTTGATATTTTAGAAAGAACTAACGATGGATTTGTAAGTTTAATGTTCTAAAAGAATAAAATATTATGAAAAAACTTATTACCTTATTGTTTCCTGCACTTCTTTTTAGTCAAGTAGGAATTAACACAGCAAGCCCAACAGAAACGCTTGATATAAACGGCACTTTAAGAGTAAGGAATACGCCAAATGGGCTACCAACTGACAGCCTTTTAGTAATTCGGAACGGTGTGGTTAAGAAAATATCCATGTCTTCAATTACCCAACAAAATTCAGGTACGTGCCCTAATTTTTTAAAGAATTTAAGTCACCCTTATTACTTGGTATTCAGTTCTAATGGTTCAATACCGAATCCAAACAGCCCAATCGTTATTTCAGGAAGCACTTTTAATAGTGCAGGAACTTGGACAACTGGCAACGTCTATTATTATTCATACACTCGTGTTTCTGCTGGTGGGTTCAATATTAATAATTTCACTGTAAACTTCGGGAGTTTGCTATGTGTTTATAATTAAAAAAAGGGGAAGCCGAAAACCTTATAGAGTAGGCAAAATAATTATTAGAGAGAGATTAGCAGTCTTTTCGGAGGCTGCTTTTTATTAAAGACCTATTGGCGGAATGGCAGACGCAGGGCGGAAAGTGAATCGCATTTTTTTTGGTACTGGATTTTCATTTGCATTTATTTTTATAGCGAGAAGAGTCCCGAATATCTTTCCATGTGGGTTCGATTCCCACATAGGTCACACAGGCATAACAAAGCACAGCGTTCTTATCTCATGTTTAATTTGTTTCATAATTATAGTTTAAATTGGTGTTGTGCCTGTTTTTACTTTGAAATCAATAAAAATCAATATACAATGAACATTTCAGGATTAAAAATTGGAACATTTGTTCTAATTAACGGAAAAGAATATCGTTATAATGGTTCTGTAAGAATCGGTTTTGTAGGCACTTGGACACTACAACACGAATTTATAGACATTGAAGGAAGATTTAAATACTTCAGTGTCAACGGCGACACAAAACTAGAAATTATAGACGAAAAATTCTACATAAAAAATTAACTCATGGCTTTAACAACTATTCAAACCTATTCAGGTAAAATCATCGATCCTTTTAACCTAAAAATGGATGATATAGACATTCGAGATATTGCACACTCTTTATCTATGATGCCACGTTTCGCAGGTCATACACAAACATTCTATTCCGTTGCTATGCATTCAATTAGATGTTGTGTGCTGGCTGTACAGGCTGGAGAAAAACCGGAAAAAATACTTTTGGAGCTATTGTTACATGATGCAGCAGAAGCTTACATTATGGACATGCCTTCACCGATTAAGCATAGAATTGACGGTTACGAACATTTAGAAAGAGATATTTGTGCAGCAATTTCCAACAAATTTGAAATCGATTTGGCTGGCAAAAAAGACCTTATAAAAAAGTACGACGAAATAGCATTAAAAGAGGAATTAAATGCTGTCATGTGGGGAAATTTGCCTTGCGACGCTTGGTATATCAGCAGCAGAGGATTTACTATGGACTTTATTGAAATGGATTTCTTAAACATTTACTCAAAATGGAAAAGAACGAAGTAATTAAAAAAGCTTATGAAGACTTAGGAATTGCATGGGAATCAATAAACCATGCAACAGATTATGACGGATGGATGTGTCTTGATAGAGTAATTATTCCTGAGATAAGCGATGAAAGCTTTGATGCTAAAGCTGGCAATTGGGTCCGCCCGAAATCTTTACACGGGGTAGAAAAAAACAACGGTTGGACTAAAATCGAAAAATGGAAGCGTATGCCAAAAAGAAGTTTTTTCTGCCAAATAATTCTAAAAAATGGTAGGCGTACAGTTGGACAATATGTTCACACAATGAATCAATTTTGCGTTCTTAGGTCCGGATATATGGATACAAGTAAAATCGCTCATTATGCTGAAGTAGCCAACAACAACGATCCGATTTATTAGCCCTATGCTGCTCAAAAAGTTCATAAAATAAACCTTTGTGGAGTATTTTACTATAATTAAATTTGTAACCCGCTATGAAAGAAAAGGTTCTGCAATTACTAATTGATAAACACATTAAAAGTGGAGGGCATAATGGATACTATTTACCGAAATTAATAAGTGATGCCGAGTCGAATTACAACGAAGTAAGAAAAGCAATAAGCGAAATTCACAAAGATGGATTATTAAAAACGGCTGATGGAGCTCATGGAGTATTAATTTTATACAAACCCCCGACAAAATGAATCAAGTAAAAGAGTTTATCGAATATATTTTCAATGCAATAAAAATTTGGATAATAATCCAACCGTGGCAAAGCGGAGTAAGAGTTCGAATGGGTAAGAACGTTAAGAAATTAGATTCTGGAATGCATTTCCGTATTCCTTATTTTGACAGCGTTTTTGTTCAAGAAACACGTCTTCGGGTTGTTGAATTACCTATGCAGACAATTACAACTTCTGACGGGAAGACAATCACTTTAAACAGTGCAGCAGGCTATGTGATTGCCAATGTAGAAAAGCTATATAAAACACTCTATCACCCTGAGACAACTATAAGAAACATCATTATGTCTGCTGTTGGTGAGTTTTGTTATGGCAAAGAATTAGCTGCGATTGAAAAGAAATTGCTTGAAGGTTATGTAATTGACAAGCTAAACGAACACGATTACGGTGTAAAATTTGAATATTTTAAAATAATGAATTTTGCAGTCGTTAGAACCTACCGATTAATTCAAGACACGACTTGGAGTTGGGAAGGTTTAAACCTAGATACAAAGAAATAGATATGGTAGAGACGAAAACTTACTTAGTTTTTGATTTAGACAAAAAACAACCAATAAGCAAAACTGAAAAGAAAATGCTAATTGTTTATGAAGATCAATTAACTATAATCAAATTTGAAGAAATAAAACAAAATGGAATAACCAAAATCAAGCTCTAAAACATGGAGGACTTTCAGGGTAAATACAAAAAACAATTCAATTATATTGTTAGTCATTATCAATTCCGTTTTAATGTTGTTACCTCGTTTTATGAATACAGAAAGCTCGAAACCGCAAAACCAAACCAAAGAAAACAAAACCGAAGTACCAAACTGGGAGGACCTTGGAGAAAGTACGACGACAGAGTTAGAAATCATATTCTTTTGGAATTAATGGAAAAAGACTTAGATATTTCACAAGACAAATTTAATATATTTATCGAAAGTGAAATCGTAAGTGCAGACTATAACCCATTTTTAGAATACTTTGAGTCTTTGCCTGAGTGGGACGGGAAAACAGATTACATTGAACTACTTTCGAAAACCGTTAAGACGTTTGATGTAGAACATTTTAAAAGTACGCTGCAAAGATTTTTTGTTGGAACACTGGATTGCCTATTGGAAGAAGATGCTGTTAATGATGTTTGTTTAGTTTTTCAGTCCGAACAGGGTGTCGGGAAAACAAGGTGGATGCGTTCATTATTGCCTGAAAAATTTAGAAACGAATATCTTTACGAAGGTAATATTGATACTAAAAACAAAGATCATACCATGTACTTGAGTCAGTATTGGTTTATTCATTTGGACGAGTTGGAAACACTGAAAAGCAATGATATTTCAGCAATTAAATCTTTTATTACAAGACAGCGAATATCCGTTCGTAAAGCGTTTGGAAGATACAAAACAAATTTCATACGGCGTGCTTCTTTTTTAGGCTCTGTAAATGATGATAAGTTTCTAACAGATATTACAGGAAATAGACGTTGGCTTGTTTTTAAAGTAACAGACATTGATTACGAACACGAAGTAGACGTTGACAAAATGTGGGCTCAGGTTTATTATCTTTGGAAGCAAGGATTTAAACACTGGTTTGACATTACCGAAATTAAGGTAATTAACAAAATAAACGAAGAATTTAGGTCAATGAGTTTAGAAGAAGAAATGTTGCTTCAATTTTACGAATTTGACTATCCGGAAAACGGAAGAGGTGAATACGTTGGTAGTTTCGACGTGTTAACCGAATTAGGAAAAGTCCATGCTCATATGCTGAATAAACTTAATTCAAATACTATGGGTCGGGCGTTGGCAAAGCATTCAAAAGACAAAAAACGTCGACAGGGTGTGTCGAAATACTACGTAGTTTGGAAGGGTCCTGACTTAGATAAAGACACCGATCCAAAATTGCGTGATGAAGAAGCTTTACAAATACTGGAGAAAGAAAGAATGGAAAAACCATTAATCGAACTTCCAAAACAAACTTATAATCCGTCCGATGAAGACGAGATGCCTTTTTAATCTAATTTTAAAAATAATAAAGAATTATGCATTATCAAACAGACTTCCAACTAGGAGAAAAAGTTCAAAATTACTTAATTGACAAAATGGTAGAGACGCCAATGGTAACCCACAATAGCATGGATTGGGAAGGACGTTATAGAGCCGTTGAAAGCGCATTTACTGGCATTATGCAGGTCCTTGGTCTGGACCTTAATGACGACAGTTTAAAAGACACTCCGAAACGTGTTGCCAAAATGTATTTACAGGAAATTTTTTACGGTTTAGACTACCATAACTTTCCAAAGTGTACAGCAGTTATGAACAAAATGAACCACGACGAAATGGTAATCGAAAAGGACGTAACTGTAAGCAGCACATGCGAGCATCATTTTGTCACAATCGATGGCTTTGCAAAAATCGCTTATATTCCAAAGGATCACGTTTTAGGGCTTTCAAAGCTTAACAGGATTGTAGATTTTTTCAGCAAAAGACCACAAATTCAAGAAAGGTTAACGGAACAAATTTACCATGCCCTTTCGTTAATCCTGCAAACAGAAGATATTGCGGTTGAAATTTCTGCTGTTCACCATTGCGTAAAAAGTAGAGGTATCAAAGACACAAACTCCTATACAATCACTCGAAAATTAGGAGGCGCATTTATGCGACAGGCTACAAGAAATGAATTTTTAAACTCTAAATAAACAATTATGTCAAACTTTAAATTAAACGATTTATCTAATAACATTCACAAACAAAACGTAAAAAAAGGATTTTACGAAGATTATGAAGATATTAAAAATGCGATATACAGATCAGGTGACGACCAATTAATTCCAGCATTTGAACAGACTTTTTCTGCTCAAAGATATGCTTTAATTCATTCTGAAGCTACAGAAGCATTAGAAGCAATGAGGAGCAACAAATTGTTAGACGACAGAATAAACGGAGAATGGAAGGAAGGTCTTTTAAAAGATGATGATAAAACTTTTCAAGGTCTTTTTCAACACATGGTAAAAGACACTCAAGAAGATGAATTAGCTGACGTGTTAATTCGTGTTTTGGATTACGCAGCCTTTAAAGGAATCGATTTAGATTTCCACGTTGAAGCAAAATTAAGATATAATGCTTTAAGACCACATAAGCACAATAAATTGATTTAAAATGAAATACTATACAGCAGTCGTTTCAGACGACGAAATAAACTATGCAACCATTATTCCACCGAATAATATACTGGCTTCTTATCATTACTTTAAAAACAAAATCGACGTAATAAGAAAGAGCGTATTCGATGGACACGACGTATTTATTGACTCGGGTGCGTTTTCTGCCGAAAGTCTTGGAAAACCTATTGATATAGACGATTACTGCAAGTTCTTAAAAGAGTGCGGTGCGACTTATTATGCATCACTTGACGTAATAGGCAATGCGAAAGCCACAATGGAGAATTATGACTATATGGTTCAAAAATACGACTTAAAGCCAATTCTAACTTTTCACATGGGCTCGCAAATGGAAGACTTAGATAAGGTTTTGAATGTTCCTAACCTTAAATATATGGCACTTGGTGGGCTGGTGTTTAGTTCAGGAGTTACGAGTCATTGTGATGAAGTTTGGGGCTACATTTTAAGACACAAACCGAACATTAAGGTTCACGGCTTTGGGTTGACAGATATTGAAGCAATGAAGCGTTATCCATGGCATTCGGTTGATTCAAGTTCATATAAATCGTGCAGGCGTTTTGGTAGACAAAATATTCTTTTCAATGGTTTTGACTTTAAAACTATACCTGAAAAAGAATATCTGCAAATTCTTAAACGTATGGGTTATGATTTTCCCGAAGACACCAGCGAACTAAGCAAAGAAGAAAAAACTGCACTCAATAAACGCAAATATGCTGCTTATGATCACCATTCGGCATATTCTTATAAATTGTTTGCCGCAATGCTTGGAGAACGAAATAAAAGCCGAGATTTTAGTTATCTAACAGCTCAACAAAAACTATTCCCTGACGATTTCGGCATGTAGCCGTACGACCTCACGTTATTTAGAATAATTCTAAATTAAATTAAATTTTCAAATATACTTGATTTGCTTTGATTTTTATCATACATTTGTCATACCAAAATAAAACAATTGGTAAAACATTATGAAACATTTAATTAAAAAATGGATTGCAGAAGCAATCAGAGAAGAGCGAAAATTGTTTGCAGTTTACGAAGACACTCCAGAAGGAAGAGAGCCTTTAATGGGGCTGGACCACATTCAATCGGAGTACGTTCCAAGAAACGGAGAAAACATTCAAGTGCTAAGAGGAAACGTACTATATAAGTACAAAGTGATCGAAGTTAATCACATTTATCACTTTAGTTCCAGCGAATTTCAAGAGGGGCATATTCTAGTAACTTTTGTAAGTGCAGTTCAAATCTAACAAAGGGGAGCGTAAAACCTCCCTTTTTAAAAGTTTTTGAAAATAATTCTTAAAATATTTGGATCGTATTGATTTTTATCATATCTTTACAGGACTAATTTAAACAATAAGAATTATGAACAAACAATTAAAAGGCAAAACGGTAATAGTTACCACTGAAGCCACAACAAAAAGAGGTCGAGTTATTAAGGCGACAATGAAAGTAGATTCGCAAGCAAAGAATCACATTTACATTCGAACCGAAGCTAACAGAGATTACAGAGAGTCGAAAATTCATTTTAGTCATATAGATGAATTAAGAACGTTTAAAAAGATGATTGAAGAACTGGAAACAGAATACGAAAATCACAAAAAATTCCTTAACAAGTAACAAACCGGAGCCTTCGGGCTCCATTTTTATTCATTACGCATGGACCAAAAAGAAAAAGCACTCGATAAAATTAGAAAATTACTAGCATTAGCTGATAATAATGCAGCCAGCGAAGGTGAAATTGAAAACGCCTTAAAAGCAGCTCAAAACTTAATGTCTAAATTTGACTTAGATATGTCTGATGTAGAAGTTTGCGAAGCAGATTTAGGCTGGGAGGATCAAGATTACAATCCCAAAAATAACGAAAGAAAATATTGGTTGTGGGACTTATTGGAAGTAATAGCAAAATCTCAAAATTGTAGATCAATTAAAAAAAAGAGAGTTGTTAATGATAAATTGCAAGAATATTTTCGAGTATTCGGTACAAAAATGGAAGTGAAAGTTACTACTGAAATTTTTAAAATAACCGTACCTATAATTCGAAATATTTCAAACAAAAGGTATAGAGAAAAGTCCAACAATGTTGTGGATATGCAATTGGCATACGGGTTGCCAATCAACCCTCCTAATAAAGGCAAATTTTTTAACGATTATGTTGATGGCTTTTTATATGGTTTGCATTTGAAATTAGAAGAAAATAAAGAAAAAAACATACAAGAAGACGAAACTGGAAAATATGGTTTAATTATAGTTAAGAAAACAGACCTTATAAAAGATTTCGTACAAGAAAACACAAAAAACTTAAAAGACGTTAAAACCAGCAGAGAACGTGATGTAGATGTACATGTATGGCTTAAAGGCGTTCAAGATGGGAAAACAGAACATGAAAAAATGTTAGAATAAATGTTAAAGTTTTGTTAAAATTTACAAAAGATTTGGAAGTGAATAGAAAACTTCATACATTTGTCTCAGTTAAAACAACAAACAAATAATTTTTTTAAACCTTTAAATTTTTTTATTATGAGAAACTTAGTAAAATTCGCACTTGATTATTCAGTAGCAGTAACTGAAGATGATGTTTTAGAGCTTGGTTATGATGTAACCGAAGAAGATTTTAAAGCATACTTCGAAATCCCTGAAGACGCTGCAACATTGCCAGCTTACAAAAAGCATGAAGACTTCGATCCGAACAGTATGAAGCCTTTTATGAACACAGAAGAAATCGAAGGTTACTTTATTACTGGAGAAAAAGCAGCACCTGCGGAGGAAAAACCGAAAAAACAAACGGCTGCTGAAAAGAAAGCTGCTAAAGAAGCTGAAAAGAAAGCTAATGCAGACAAAAAAGCCGAAGAAAAAGCTAAATCACAATCGGAGCCAAAAGAGAAAAAACCCGGAGTAATCGCGTCTATTTTAGATATTATTACTAAGGCTACCTCTCCAGTTTCAGAAGCTCAAATTTTGGAACAATTGGTTAAACTATTTCCTGAAAGAGAATCGGCTGCTATGGCAAAAACCGTAAAAGCTCAATTAGGAGGAAAAAATCAACCTTTAAGAATGGAGGAAGAAAAAGGAGTAAAATTCGTTCTTACTCTAACTGAGGCAAAAGAAGGAGAAAAACAGCAAAGACTTTATGCCATCGCGAAATAGAAGAATTGCTGTAATATCATTGTCAGGAGGATTAGATTCCTCCTGTCTTTTGATAAGACTTTTATCTCTTGGTTATGAGGTCCATGGAGTTTCTTTTGATTATGGTCAAAAACATAAAATCGAATTAGTTAAACTCCAAAAAAATCTAAATTTTTTAAGAGGTAAATATCTTCAATTACATAGCTATAATGTCTTAGATTTGTCAGCAGTTGGCAAACTTTTCAATTCGTCGCTAATTAACAGCGAACAAATTGTTCCGGAAGGACATTATGAAGAAGAAAACATGAAATCTACCGTTGTTCCAAACAGAAACATGATCTTTGCATCAATTATTCAAGGTTTGGCTTTGTCTATTGCAACAAAAGAAAATGAACTTGTTGAAATAGCATTAGGAGTCCACTCGGGAGACCATGCAATATATCCAGATTGTACGCCTGAATTTTACAGGCTTCAAGAAATGGCATTTAAAGCCGGAAACTGGAACGCCAATTCAGTAATCTACCAGCTACCATACATTCAAGGAAATAAGTCTACTATATTGCAAGACTTTTTCTACCACGCTGGAAGACTTGGACTGTCTAAATCAGAACAGGACCTATTTTTATCTCAAACACATACTTCTTACAATCCAGATTTGTTTGGAAGAAGTTCAGGAACATCAGGAAGTGACATTGAAAGAGTAGAAGCTTTTTTAAGTCTTGGATTGGTTGACCCTGCCGAGTATGTTAACGGATGGGAGTGGACTAAAAATCACGTTTTAGAAATACTAAATAATCGCAAAAATGGCGCACACAATTAGCAAAGAATTTCATTTCTCTGCATCACACATTCTTAAAAATCTACCGGAAGGACATCCGTGTGGAAGAATGCACGGTCACAATTACGTTGTAACAGTTTTCCTTAAAGGAGAACCGGACGAAAAAGTTGGCTTTGTGCAAGACTACAAAGACTTAAATCCTATTAAAGAATACATTGATAAAATGTTAGACCATCAACACTTAAACGACGTTTTTCATTGGTTTAACCCAACCGTTGAGAACATGTCAAGGTATTTGTTCGAAATGTTTAAAAAAGAATTTCCTTTGCTTACTGCAATAGAAATGTCTGAAACGCCGAAAACAAATTGCCGATATGAGCCGTAACAAAAGAGTATTCTTTATAATGGCTTATTTGATTGCGTTGGTTGCGGCAAACTTAATCGTTAAGCATTTTGGACCTTTTGGATTATGGTTTTCGTCTGCTTTTCTTATACCTTTCGACTTTATTTGCAGATGCATATTTCATGAAACATGGAAAGGTGGAAAATTAGTATTGAATTTAATTCTTTTAACTATTTTCTCAGGTGTAATAACTTTTGTAATGAATGAAGATGCTTTAAATATCGCATTGGCTTCGTTCGCAGGAATTGTTTCTGTTCAAATATTCGCAGGTTTATTTTACCAATTATTTAAGAAAAAATCTTTTATGATAAAAGTAAACTTGTCGGATTTGGTTGCAATTGTAGTTGACTCCATAGTTTTTCAATTGGTAGCTTTTCAGGCAATTAATTTAGAAGTAACTGGAGGTCAAATCCTAATTAAAATGATTGGCGGTTTGTTTTGGTTCTTTATAATTTTTAAACTTTTTAAATTCAATCCTAATGGCAAAACAGAAAATTAATACAGAACATTTGAGTATATCGGAAAAGTTTTACTCTATACAAGGAGAAGGACGCACAATGGGATTTCCTGCAATATTTTTACGCCTATCGGGTTGTAACTTATTATGTAAGTCAGACGATTGGATTTGTGATTCGATCGAAGTTTGGAAAAAGGGCATAAAAACAACGTTTGAAGATGTTTTTGATCCTTTAGATATAGAACGTTTAAAAAATGGAGTTCATTTAGTAATAACAGGCGGAGAGCCGATGTTGCATCAAAATCAAATTATTGAATTCTTCAAATGGTTTAGAGAAGAGCATGGATTTAAGCCTTACATTGAAGTTGAAACAAACGGAACAGTTTTGCCGGAAAGAGCTTTGTATCTGTATATTAACCAATGGAATGTTTCACCGAAACTTTTGAACAGTGGTGAGGATTTTGACAAACGTTTTAATCTTCAAGTTCTTAAAACATTAAATGGAACCAACTCAATGTTTAAATTTGTTATCAAAAACGAACTGGATGTAATAGAAATTTTCACAAATTATGGCTTTTTGAAAAAACAAAAAATCTATCTTATGCCAGCAGGTGCAACCCAAGAAGAACTTAATGCAGTAAGGACAGATGTTATTGAGTTGTGTAAAAAATACATATTGAAATACACCGAGCGACTACACATTGTCGCATGGAACAAAAAAACAGGAGTATAATGAATTTTGAGGATATAGAAAACTATCAAGAGACGCCTGTATCCCTGTTTAGAAATGTAGAAGACAACGCTCCAAAAGAATTTACTTTGGAGCGTTGGTTATTGAACACTATAAACCCTGTCGACCAAGATTTAAAAGAAAAGGTTGAACAGTATAGGGAGACATACGACAAAGAGATAAAGAAGAAATTGCCATGCATAACAATTTCTGCGACGTTTAATGGAAGGCGTAGTTTAGACAATATAGTACAAAAGAATAAGCTGATTTGCATTGACGTGGACCGACATTCAAAAAGCAAAAAGAAAAAATGCAACCTCTGCGTTGATATGCTGCTGGTTAAAGAAATGTTTATGGCACATCCATGTACTTTGTATTGCGGAAAATCAGTTGGCGACGATGGCATTTATGCAATTATTAGAATAGAAGAAGAGGAAAGGTTAAGTGAATATTTTGACTATTTCCGTGATAGTTTCGCAAGGATTGGCGTAAATATTGACGAATCATGTAAAGATTATACTCGTTTAAGAATATTTTCATACGATCCAGAGGCTTACTTCAATCCAAAGGCTCTACTTTATAGGCTTCCTAAAAAAGAACCTGAAAAGAAGCCACAACGCAAAGAACATATTTCGCAAACCGATGCAGAAAAAGTAGAAAAAATAATCGCTGTTTTGGAACAGACTTCCATGGATATAACACAGTCTTATGAGGACTGGATTAAAATAGGAGCAGCACTGAACGACGGATTTGGTGATATGGGTCGGGATTATTTTCACAAAATAAGCAGTTTTTATTCTGATTACGACTATAAAGAAACAGAAAAAAAATGGGGTCAGTGCCAAAAAATGACAAAAATAAAGTTGGCAGCACTTTTCTACGTCGCGTCGTCTTATGGAGTACGATATTAAAATGTTAAAATTGTGTTAAAGTTTACATAAATCAACAAAAGATTAAAATAAGTTCATATATTTGCTACATAAAATTTAACAATATGACTAAAAAACAATTGGAAGACCTACAAGAAGTGAAGAAAACCTCTCATAGAATTGCAGGTATAGCAAGGAAAATCGATGAAGCAGATAAAGAAGGCTTGCGACATAGGATTGACGAATATAAACAAAACATGCTCAAAGAGCAGATAAAAATTAATGGTTTAATTAATTCTGTATGTCAGTAATTTCACATATAAAAAATATTTTCACTATTGACCGTCCTGCACAAAGGAAAAGAGTAGTGAAAAATTGCGTAGATTTATTGTTCGAGTCTTACATTGGCAAAGATAAAATTTCACCATTGGAAACATCTTTAGCATTGAATGAGATTAGAAAAGAAGTTTTTGAAAGACTTGTAAAAACAAGAAAATTAAAAGAAAGCGAAATAGAAGCATTAACATTTTCTTTACAAAACATTGAATACAATGACACGGCAAAATAATAAATATGAAACAAAAACAAGTTAAAATCATTGGACTTTCGATTAACGAAAAGTTCGGGAGTTTAAAAGCTGTTAATTTAGGGTTTGATCCTGAAAACAAACTTACTATTATTAAAGGTGAAGTTGGTGCAGGAAAAACAACTTTACAAAAGGCTTTAAAACTTACAACTCAAGGGTCACAAACATTATTGGATAAAACTCTCTTAGGAGACAATATTGATATTGTTGCACAGCTTCTAGATGGAGACACAAAAGTTTTCGTCGCCTGTAAAAGTAATTCAAGCGGTGGTTTAGATTACTTTATTTACACAACTGACGAAGACGGGAAAAAGATTAATAATCCTGTTATTGATGGCAAAAAAGCAACTCCAGCAGGTTATTTAAAAACACTTCAAACAGCTTTAACATGGAGGTTAAATGAATTAACCAGTGAAAACCCAACTACACAACGAGAAATTTCGTTGGAAATGTATAAGGAAGAACTGGAGAAGAAAGGCGTTTATCTCAACAAGTCGCATCCTAAATACGTTGACAGTATTTTGGACAAAATCGAGAAAGCAAAAGATAAAAGGAACTATTTAGACATGAAGCGTAAAGAAGTCGGCGGTATTGCTGACGATATGCAGAAAAAGTCTATTGATTTTTCTGGACGTCGGGAAGTTAAAGATTTAACCGAAATAAACAAGCAAATAGCTGAAAAATCGGCAGAAATTACTTTGGCGGCTACGAATGTTAAACAATCAAGAGATAACAAGCTTTTGAGCATTAAAAACAAAGGTTTAGAGCTTGCTGCCAAATTAAAAGCACAAAACGAAGCTATTCAATCCCACAACCGCAAAGAAAGCAACAAAGAAACGGTTTATAAACAAAGCATAAGCGTTTATAACAATGCAGTAAAACAAGCGAGAGAACAGCTTAATCCTATTTTAAAAGAAGACTTTGAAGAATACTTTTGGGACGATTTTATCAGCGACCAAACATTAGAGCCTCAAAAACCAGTTCTTAATCTTAAAAAAGAGCTAGAGTTTAATGAAAAAGGAACCTGCATTTCAAAGGTGGAAGATTTTGAAGAAGAAGAAATAAAGCAACTTTTAACAGAATATAAGCAGGTTGCAGTTGATTACCAAACTTTATTCAATACTCCTATCGACGAAGTAGATACTTCCAATGAAAAAGCAGAGCTTGAAAAATTAGAGGCGAAAAAACAACGTTATGTTGAATTTAATGCAGATGCTCAAGCAGTAAACTCTTTTTTAGACTGGAAGGAACAAAACGAAATAGTTAAAGAAATGAAGAAAAATTACTTCATGAAATTAACTGAAATCGATACTGGTGTTGAAGGTCTTTATATTTGCCCCGAATACGAAATAGTCAACGATGAAAAAATTGCCAAAGAAAACGACATTTACTTGATGTATGATGGTAGTTATGATCCTGAATATTTTTGCAATCCAAATAAAGAACTTAGAAAATTAGCTTCTTATTCTGATACGCAAAAACCAATGATTTGTCTATTAATTCAAAGGTACTTATTGAGCAAAAAAGAAAAAGCTTTGCCATACTTATGGATTGATCAGGTTCCAATTGACAATAAAACGAAATTATTGCTTGATAGAATGTCTAACGAATTAGGGCTTTGGCTCTTCGTTAATTGGACAGGTGACTTTGACTACGATAGTCTAAAAGATGGAGAAGTTTTGATTGAAAACGGTGAAGTATTTGGCAAACCAGTAATTACAGAAAATGAAGATAATTAACGGACACAATATGGAAATTAAGCATTGGAAAGAAGTTGTCTCCAACGATTCAATGCGACCAGTAATGACAGGAGTTTACTTTGACTTAATTAATCATTGTATGGTAGGAACAAATTCACATTTGCTTTTAGAATGTCCAATTGATATAGAATTTACAGAAGAAGAAAAGATAATGCAAAAAGACAAACTCGCTGAACTAATGCAACAACAATCAAAAATTGTTCCAATTGAGTTTTTTGATAAAAGAAAATACATGGGTAATTGGAAAGATTACTGGAATCCAGAAATTACTTATGATTTAAGTGACGATAATTATGCTCATGTTTTAAATAACGGAGAAGTTGTTTTCAGGTGCAGGTATATTGATGGTAAATTTCCAAATTATAAAGCAGTTTATCCTAAAGGGCAGACAGCGATTGATTCAATAGGCATTGACATTAGCATGGCTCAAAGAGTCTACAAAGCCATTCCTTTTCCAAATCCATATAAAGCACTTCATTTCAAATTCTTTGCAAAAAATAGAGGTATAGTTTTCCATAATACAACAGAAAAAAGATTTAAGGGAATAATAATGCCAAATATAGGAGATTGATATGGCAGGAATAGAATTATGGGATTATCAAAACACGCTGGTAAATTTAATCCGAAAAGAAATAGCAAAAAAGAACCTACACATTCTTTCGCAATTACCAACAGGAGGAGGAAAGACGGTAATTTTTTCCTATATGGCAATTTCGGCATCTCTAAAAGGGAACAACACTTTAATTCTAACAGACCGCGAAGAACTACTTACTCAGGCAGGAGGAACCATTAAAAAGTTCGATGTCAATTGTGCATACATAAAAGCAGGAGCAAAATACTACGACCAAAGGAAAAATATTTTCATTGGTATGTCTCAAACCTTAAGGAATAGAATTACAGACCCTTATTGGATTAATTTTATCACAAATGAAATTGATATAATAATTATTGATGAAGCACACATACAAGAATTTAACTACCTCTTTGAATCTGGATTACTGAAAGAAAAATTAGTTCTTGGTTTTACTGCGACACCAATTAGAACAGGAAATCAACGGCAATTAGGACTTGATTACGATGTTTTAATTCGAGGAGCTGAGCCAAAAGATTTAATTAAGTTAGGAAAATTATTAAATTGCGACTTATACGAGGCTGATTCACCCGATATGACTGGTGTAAAAATAAACCAGTCAAGCGGCGATTATAATGAAGGCTCTATGTTTGAGCGTTTTGACAAACCAACAACGTATCAAGGATTAATTCGTAATTATAAACAAATTGCAGAAGGAAAAAGAATGCTCGTGTACTGCTGTAATGTTGAACATGCCATAAAAACAACTGTACAGCTCGTTGAAGCTGGTTATAGAGCAAAATTTGTATGCAGTGAACCAAGCCAACCAAAGGAAAAAGAAACAATGACTTCGGCAGAAAAAGCTGTACATGATGAAAAATTAAGGCGTTACAATTTTTTTGTTAAGAACTACATGGAGCATTCAGGACCAAGAAAAGATTTAGTTGCAAAATTTAAAGCAAAAGAATTTGACATATTGGTAAATGTAGATATGCTAACAAAAGGTTTTGACGAAAGTTCAGTTGAAGTTGTTGCAGTTCTTAGAGCTACTTTGTCGCTCGCTTTATGGCTTCAAATGCTTGGAAGGGGTTCGAGAATAGACGACTCTATTGGAAAAACTCATTTCATTGCATTAGATTTTGGCGGCAATAAAAAACGGCTTGGAGGTTACGACGATAACAGGAATTGGAGTCTTTGGCATGAAACACGTAAAGGCGGAGGAGTTGCACCTGTAAAAGAATGTGGACACACGTCCACAGGCAGATCAATTAGACCGTCAAATGAAATTAAAATAGGTTGCAGACGGTTGATATTAGCTTCTTATCAAATTTGCCCTTTTTGTGGGTTTAAATATCCGGAAAAGTCGGAAGAAAAAGAAGTTGACCTTTCATTGTCAAAACTTGTAACAGAACAGGGGATTGTGATTAACACCAAGTCACCCTCAAAAATGGATTGGGAGGAGCTTACTCAATACAGAGCAGCAAAAGGGCATAAACAGCCGTGGCTATGGCGACAACTATGGACCAGAGGAAAAGATATAGAGCTCTCCAACTATGCTGCTAAATATCATTGGAGTAAGCCCGTCCTAGAAAAAGCGATTAACTATTGTAAAAATAATCTATAATGAGCAAACAAAACGAAGAAATAAAACTCGTTTATCAATTTAAATCACGAGAAGAATGGGTTCAAGCAATGCAATTTGAACCGAACCCTAATTGGGTAAAAACGCGTGAGTTAGGAAGTGGTAAAAAATCAACTTATATACCGCTTCCAATTCAACAGGCATTGGCAGATAAATTTTATCGAGAATGGGACGTAGTGCAAGAAGAATATCAACTTATAACAAATGAAATTCTTTGTACGGTAACAATTGAATATTTACCCGATTATCCATTTTCCGAACATCGAAAAATGACTGGTTCTGCATCTAAACCAATTCAGCAAAATCAAGGAACTGCTGCATCTTTATATCCGGACGGCAAAAAAACAAACGCCCTTGAATATAATGGACCAGCCGCTCGAGCTTCTGCTATTTCAAATGCATTTACAACAACTGCGAATATCTTTGGTAGAAATTTAAGCCGAGATATTAAATCTAACTTCTCGTTTATAACAGAAAAAGAAAAAGAAAATGGAAGTAAAGAGTAATGAAATAAAATATTCTGATATTGAATTAAATATTCAGATTGCAGACGACGAAGATATTCAGCATGTTGAAGAAGCTTTACAAAGAACAGAGACATGGCAAGAAGAAAGACGAGGTAATTGGACCGCTTCGCAATTCAAAAATATGATGGCTTCGGATAATGCAGGCGGAAAATTAGATTGGTTTGACAAAGAAAAAGTTTTTCGTTTCAGCGAAGGTGCAATTAAATATATCTACGCTAATGCAATGGAGAGAAAAACTGGAAGATATATTGTTTCTGACTCTACAAAAGAAATGAAATACGGAACCAAAATCGAGCCTTTAATTCATAGGCGTTTTGAAGAATATTTAAAAAACAAAGGTCTTAGATTAAGACAAGTCGGATTTAAAACTTTCGACAACATTCCGACCGCTGGAGTTAGTTCCGATGCAATTGTTGAAACTTTGCAAAATGAAATTGTTGCATCAGCAGAATATAAAGCATGTTCGAGTTGGACTACTCTTTTTGAACGTACATACGAATCAATGGACGAAAAAGGAAAGGATTTTTGGCAAACTCAAGGTCAAATGGAAGCTTGGAATGTAAGTTCAAATTACTATGTAGTAATTAGCCCACCAAAAGATATAAACGCTTATCTTTATAGCGATAATGTAATGGAGCTTTACGATCAATGGACTAACGAAACCGAAATGGAAGTTCAAATTGTTAAAAAAAGTCCAATTCATTGCAAGGCTTTAATCAAAAGAATACAAATATGTGAATCGGTTGTTGATAGATTTTTAAGCGAGGAAACCAATTTAACAATTAGAGACATTTTGTTTGAAGAGATTGATTACTTCAAAGGTTACTGGGAGACAGATACGGATGATTTATTGGCTTTAAAAAAGAGCCTTGATTCTGGTGAGTTGCCGCCTGTTAAAGAAAATATTTTCGCGAGAAAAAACAGAGAATTAAGAGAGCAAAAAGAGTCTGCGGAAAAAGAAGACCCAACCAAACTATTCAATATACCGGAGACAGTTCCGGAACCAATAGAAGAAATTATTCCCGTAAAAAAAGGCGTTACGGAAATAGACATGGACAATTTGCCTTTTTAATCAAAACAAATAATTTATATTATGGCTAAAAAAACATTCTCAGGTAGCATTGCATTGACAGCAATGAAATTCGTAAAAATGCGAGGAAAAGGACAAAACGGTCCAGTTGATGGAATTTTTATTCCAATCGAAGCAAACAAATTAGTAGTAGGTAAAGAAAAAGACGGTGTTACTCCTGTCTATATGCCAATCCGTTTTCAATACAACTCCGAAGCCGATACTTATGGTCAAAATGGTTTTGTGGCAAAATCTGTTTCTTCAGACGAGTATAAAGCAGCAGACACGGACGCGAAAAAAGAAGCTTTAAAAGAGTTTCAGCCAATCCTTGGAAATCTTAAAGAATTCACGAGCGATGGTACTGCAAACGATGCAGCCGGAGCCGCTTCTACTGAAACATATACACCTGACGACGATTTACCGTTCTAATGGAAAATAAACTACAAAGTGATATCGTGCTTGAATTTTCAGCACGGTATCCTCTTTTAAGGGGTCAATTTTTCCACGTTCCAAACCAAAGAAATCACCAATTACAGGCGATGCAAGCTCGTTCACTTGGTATATTTCCAGGAGTTGCCGATTTGCTATATTTCAAAGAATATGTAGTGCATGGATTTACTGTGGAAAACGTGTGTAAGTTAATAGCCTTAGAAGTAAAAGAATCAGGCAGTACTCATAAATTAGATCACGTTCGTCAGCAATACGAATGGGGCGAGATATTAGAACGAGCCGGAGGAAAATACGTGATTGTTATGTCTGTTGAGCAGGCAATGGAGGCGGTAAATGACAATTTTACAAATTGCATGTCGCTTAAAGATTTGAAAATTAAAATCGATAATTGTAAATCTAAAACTATAAAATTTTGACAGCAGAAAATTTACAGAAAGCAGAAATTTCTGAACAAATAATAAAAGATTATTTTCGATCTTTAAATTATATTGTCTATGGAATAGAACCAGTTGACAAAGGAAAAAGGCATTTCTTTGATTTTGTTTGTACATTAAACAAAGAAGATATAATTTATGTTGATGTTAAATTTAAACAAAATTCAATTTTTAAGAAAAAGGTTTTCGGAGAATTACACGGAATAAATGTAACTTCTTTTGAAGAATATCAACAATGCAAGAAAATAAGCAGTTGTAAGTTTTTCTTGATTTTTGTTGAACTTTTATCAAAGACAGTATATTTTCAAGAAATAGACAAGTTGCAAAATCCTGTTTACACAGATAATAATAAAATTATTTGCTGGAAAGTTTCTGAAATGAAAATACTTTTCCATTTAGACGACAACCATATTGAAAGACTAAAAAACCCCAACAATGTTGAGGTTTAAATCAATAAAAATTTTGAACATTTAAAAAAAGTAAAAATGTCACTCTTGGGTATTGCAAATATAAAACAATATTTTTACTCAGTATAAGATTTCATTATTTTTATATTATCGGTCTTAATATTTTCTATATTCAGGCTTAAAGTATCGGGAGTGTATGCTCCTCCAGCAGTAGAAATTCCAGAAGCTATTTTTGGGAGCTCTGTATTGATAAAGAGTTGTAAGTCTTGCAACTCTTTTTTCATTTTAGAAAATTGGACTAAATTATCGTCATTTCCTCCAAACTCAATAGACCTGTCTTTTCTTAACCAAATATAAGTTGCAAGCGTTCCGTCAGGCATTAAAGAATAAAGCCTACATTCTCCTATATCTGCAAGTCTTTGCGTTTGAATATAACCAATGCACACGGGTTCCGCTCCGTTACTTGTTTCTGCGAAAATAGCATCTAATTCCGGAGTTGGGTTTCCGTCAAAACCAAATGGAGAGCATTCGTCTGCTGTTTTTGCCCCGAATTGGAACACTTTTAAAATTCTATATGCTCCTTCTTTAAATGTTGATTTTACTTTACTTAATGTGATCATGCGAAAATATCTTTAGGGGTTTCTCCGTTGAATGCTTCAGGCAGAACAGCAGCAATGGACATTTCTCTGCCACTCGGACTCTCCGATTTATTTATGGACATAATCATTAAATTTACAGGTCTTGCAAGATATGTTTCTTCGTCTTCAACTTGTATAATATTGCCGGGCTTTAAGTCCAGCCAAGAATTTAATTTAATGTCAACTTTTATATTTTTTAACTCGTCTGCAAATTGATTTTTAGAAGCTTGTTTGGTGTCAAAATCTTCGCCTTCGCTTAATACTTTAACAGCAGGTCGAAAAGACATAACCAAAGGATTTTCGTGTGTATCAAAATATTGTGGTTTTTCTTTCGGTTTTTTCTTTTTTGGTGGTTTTGGATTATCTGGATCATCAGGCTGTTTTAAATCTAATGGATAACCTAACGCATCTTCTCCCGCTTCCGCATCCTTTTTCTTCTTCTTTTCTTTTTTTGCTTTCGGCTGTCTTAAACTTGTAATTTCGCTATGTAAGCTTTGTCCTGATATATTAAAATTAATTGTTACAGTGTTCTCTGTATTGAAAACGTGCAGAGGTTTTTGTTTTGTGTTTGGTCTGAACAATACTATTCTGCCATATTCGTCATGCGAAAGAATTAAGTTTCTTTGCGAAGCTAGTTTTGATATATATTCTTTTATTTCGTCTTCGGGTGCAGCCGCTGATTTACTATAATTTTTTGAAGCTTCGTTTTCAATATCTTTACTAACAATAAGTTGAAGATTGAAAGGTTTAATTACTTGACGAATAATTTCCTGTAAATTCATATTATTATGCTCCAAAGGATATGCAGAACGTGGAATATTACAATCTTCCAATACACCCGCTAAAGAATAACCTGACATTTGAACAAGGTTTGCTTTGCTGTCTGATGTAAATCCATGATCTACAATAATGCCAGTAAAAAACAATTTTTCATTATCGTCAAAAAACTCTACTTTAAAAAAACTTAGAGGGCGAAATAAAGGTCTTTGTTCTTTGTCGAACCTGCAAGCAAAACTGAACGTTGAAGCCAAAGAGTCCAAAGATTGTTCGTATGCAAAATCAGTAAAATCGACGTAGTAACTACCTGCTAGTTTTATTTTCATTACTCTAAGTATTTAATTACAGTTCCTTTTTTCACACCAAAAATTCTATCATTAACAATATTGTTTAGTTTTCTAAATTTTTCAATGTTTTTATCTTCTTCGTCTAATCCAAAATATTTATGAGTTAGAATAATTAAATTAGTGTCTTTTTCTATTTCAATACTTCTTTCTTGTTTTGAATTAAAGGCTATATCATAAAGATTATAAAGCGTTTTATTTATTATGGCACTAAGCCCCGAATGCACATTATAATCCAAAGAAAAAGCATTAATAAGGTCTTCAATTGGACTTTGCATTTGGTCCATTGTTACAACATAATCGTTATATAATTCATTTACGCTTTCACTTGCTTTTTCTACATCTTTTCTTGAAATATAATCTTCTTCGTTTGGTTCCAATGCAATTTGACAAACTGCAGAAACAATAGACGATCCAATAGATTCAAAAAATGATTTATTATTACGATTTTGCTTGGTAAATAAATCTTCTTTTACAGACTTATATATGTCGTACATTACAGCTATTTTTTGAACAACGGATATTTCTGTTTCGAATTTTTTATCCAAACCAAAGAAATCAACCACCCCAACTATTACATCTTCAAAAGTATCAGGTTTGTAATCTGCCGAAAAACTAACAAGTTCATTAATTTGTTTCATTCCGTTATAAGCGTCGTCAAGAATTTTTGTTGTCGCAGATTTAGCTTTGCCATATCTGCTTCTAAATTCTTCTTTATTAGCATCGTTTAAGATTGGACTGCTTTGAATATTAATATGGTCAATTTGACCTTGCATTCTGCTTTGATCAATTGGTGCTAATTTCACATTGCTTGCGAAAGAAACAGAAGAATCTTCAATTAATTGTTTTCTGTCTGCTGCAATATCGTCTTGAATAGAATTGCTTTTTTTTGGCACTCCTGTTAATATGGTTTCCCAAAATTCAACAGTTATTTCCGTATTGTTATACGTATTGTCGGCACGAGCTAAAGACAGGGGTTGACCTGTAATTGTTCCATACAAAGGATGTTCAACAGTCCAATAGCGTGGGTCAGAAGCAGATTTTTCAAATTGGTCACATAGGTCTAAATAATCGTCACCTTGAAAATATAAAACAAGATTATATTTCGCTGATTTTGGCTTTCTCCTATCAATGTATGTTCCCTCTTTGTTTATAAATTCAAAAGATGAATAATTATATTCTTTTTCTTTATTCGCATTTTTCCATAAAGGAGTGTATTCTTTACCGTCTCCAGTTTGAATTTTAAATTTCGAATTATTTAATTTGTCAATCCAACTCATTATCTGTTTATTTCTCGGTTAATCCAATATTCAACATTTTTAATGTATAACTGGTCAATTGTTCCTTGTGCAAGATTTCCAGCTTCTTCCATGAAATGAGTTGGTTGTATTCTTACCTGTTCCCTTTCTTTCATAACCAGTCTCATTTTAATGCTCACTTTTCCTTTTTTTGTTTTTCTAAAAGCCGTAACTCTTGCTACAAAATTACCTCTCATTGAATTTAGAAACATCGGTTTCCCTTCTTTATTAGCTTTGTAAGCTCTCGCAACAAATTTAGATTTATTTGTACCTCTATTTCTTCCCACTTGCGAACGACCCGAAATAATTTTGTCTTTGTCGTAGTAATTCTCTCTTCTTACAAACCCATTTACTTTACTTCCAGTTCTCGCATGTTTTAAATATTGTAAACCACCTTCAAGAACACCGCCTTTTTCCTGTTCGTTCATTTGCTGAACCGCTCGCCTTGCAGCAGGATTCCCCATGTCTAAAAATCCAACAGTTGCCTCCATAGAGTTGATATTCATTCCTGTTGCTTTTTCAACTCCTGTATAACGTTTGAAGAATTGAGGAGCTTTGAGTCCATGAAAATTTTCTCTTACAGACGTTTGTAATGTTACTCTTTTCATGTAAAATGCAGCATCGTTTAAGGTTGAACGAATTGCTTTCGGGATTGCACTTCTATTCAATGCGGCTAGACGTCGAGTATATCCTTCAAGCTCTCTTGATTCTATATTTAGTCTCATTTTAAATAGTCCATTTTACAGCATTTGATCCGTCGGTGTAATAGACATCTGTTGCAATTCTAAAAAGATTTCCTGCAAAATTAGGGAAATTTCCTAAATTAGAAACAGAACCATTAAGATAAAAAGCTATTAATTCATCTTCGTAAAAAGTTACTATTCCACCAGCATAAGCGACAGCATTATTCGTTTTTACGAAAGTATTACTTAGTGTATAATTTGCTTGAAAATCTAATTGGTTATTTGCTAAATCTAATTTATAGCAAGCCAAAAGATTATCATTTATCGAGGAACTTGCGTCATTTGTTAAATAAATAAATTCCTGATCCATATACATATGAACGTTATAATCATCAATACCTCCATTTAAAGGATGGTCTATGCTTGGTAAATCAATAATACCACTAACATCGACTGGGTCAATACTGCAAACCTTTATCTCTAAATTATTTATCAAATAAGCAAGACAAATAACTCTTCCTTCGTGAAAACCTATTGACTTAACTTCAGCTGTGTCGGAATAAAAAGCAGAAATTACTTCTTTTAAATTATAATTTTCAGGAAAGTCTGAATACAAATGTCCATTTTTTTCGTACCAAATTTTATTTGAGTTTTCGAGATATTGCACAGGTGTTCCAAATGTAGCAAATGTTCCACCTTGCGAAGAACCACCACCTCCATTTGAAAGATTGTAGGATCTTACGTTTGCTTGGTCTAATATAATTAAAAGCTCGTCACCAGTTTTAAACCCTGTTGAACTAAATGGGTAAAGGGTTGGTCCAGTTCCTTTGATATTAGCAACTCCTGCATTATAATCTTCTGCTGCTCTTGCGAATAAAAAATATTTTGTTGGAACTAGGCTGAAATCAATGTTAATGTTCCACGTGGAACCATCGATATTTAAAATCTTTTCAGTGTCGTTAAGGTCATTAACATTTCTTTTTAAAGCATTAATAAATTGATAACCATTATTAGCACTATCTTCGATTTCGTTCGGAACAATACCTCTTTGACGCATATAAGCATACACATTCATTAAGAAGTCATTATAAACTTCTCTTACAACTGGAGTTCCTTCTTGAGTTCCTTCTATTTCGTTTTGAATTGCACCATCAGGGAATTTAACGTAATTGTTATCATGTACTAAATTTTGTCCTTTTAAAGTTCTCATATCTTTTGTTTTTATCCTATGTATTCAATAAATAATACTGTTCTATAAGGAGGTAAGTTGTTGTGAGGTAAATCGCCTCCAGTATAGTCAGTCCATCCATCTTCGTTATTATATTCGTCAGGTCGAAAACCTTGTCCTTTAAATGCTTCTGCATATTGCATTGATTGACCGAAGTGTCTGTGACGTGGCATTTCTGCTTCTGTTAATTTATGAGTTTTTTCACCACCCATTTTCCCTAATACATTAAATTCCGCCTCTAAAACATTCATTCCGACTGGAAAACGACCTCTCCAATCTTCAACTTCTCTCCATCCTGCTGGAATGTCAACTGCTGGTTTATTCCAAAAAACCATTGCACCGTTCGCGATAAAAACAGACATAATTTTTGTCCAACTCGTAAAAGTATTGGTTATAGTTGTAATTGTTTCAGCTAAATTCGGCACTGTTTGACTATCGTATAATCCAGTTATGTTAATAGCATTGCTATAATTAATTATCCTAACGAATTGACCCGCTTTCCAGCCTCCTACAATAGTTAACGGCTTGGAAGCAGCATCGTTGCCAATAATAGTATTCAAAGTTCCAACAGAGTCGAAATCAGTCTTGAATGTAATTGCTTCTTCTAGTTTTAAAGCCGAAACTTTACAAGGAATTGTCAATGTAGTAGCATTTGTTTTAACAATGTTTCTAATCAAATCATTTTTACCAGCCAACTCCATAAAAGCATTATAAAGCTGATATCCATTGGTATTATTGTCTGGAAGACCATTATAAGGCTCTTTTGCATCACGCATAATTTTTGCATGAAATTCATGTATATCGCCATAAACTTGCTCGTTCACTGGCGTTCCATTTCCGGAACCATCGTTATTTCTAATTCTGCCATCAGGATAATCAGCTGGATTGCTGTTATCAATGTTCGGTTGTGTTGCTTTATTTCTTGCCATTTCTATACATAATTTATAAATGTGAAAGCCACTAAATGAGCAGGCTTTAATTTTAAAATCAATTCTCTAAATTCTTGTTTTCTGTTAGCATCAACAGTTCCTTTTTGATACAAACCATTCGGCGAAGCGATGAAAAATGTAGCCCAAAGATTTTGATTACCACCAGTTGAATAACTTTCCTCTCCTGCTTCGTTTGCAATTACCTCGAAATTTCCATCACCGTGTTGTGTTGAATTTCCATGTTGTGTAATTCCTCCGTGTTGAGTAACTGCTATCGCGTTGCCGCCAACCTCTAAAGGTGTCATGTAATAATACTGTCCATTTATATCATAAAAAATATTCGCGTAAACTTTAACATCGGTGAAGCCGTATAATTCTATTTGTTTTTGAATATATGCCAAACTTTGTCGAGCTTTAATATTTCTCGGAAAAGACAATTTATTAACAATGATTTGTTTTCTTAACTCAATTGTTAAATTCGGGTTACTAATCAATCCTAATTTTCCTTCCCAATAAATACAGTCTTTTTCGTCAAATTCTTCGTTGTCAGGTATGGCAGAATTAAGAAAAGATAAACAATCTTCTCTTAATTGAAGAAAAGATTCATTTATCGCTTTATGTAACTGCTCAAAATGATTACCATTAAATAATCTCCATGCTCTACCAGTTGGATAAAGTTGGTCTGTTAAATCTAATAGTTGTTTCACCTCACGAGGTGCAGTCGGGAATTTATGAGGTGTCTTAAATCCAAACTTGGTTGAAGACTTATGTACAGTATCTTTATAATCAGACATAATTAATATTTCTTAAATATGGTATATTAGCAAAACTGAATCTAAAGTTAGGAACCTCTTGACCATCCACATACATTTTAAAGTTTTGAAAGAAATTGTTATTTCCTAACGAATCACTGATTGTATTTTGCATTTGACCAGCATAAAGAATGTCATTTCTATTTTTTTGCAGATCTGCACCGAAAATAAAAGGTCTTACATCAAGCAAAAATAAATCTAAATTATTTTTAATTAATGCTTGAATTTCAATGTTGTTCTCCTGCAAACCAATTATATCAATATCAACAGGTCTTAATGTAATAGGCAAAACTTCAAGAATAGCCTGCATTGGCAATCTTCCTCTATCATTTATATCCATGCTCGTGTCCGGATCCATGTAAATAACCTCTTCAACATTGTTGAGCATTATTTGACTTGGTGTTCCATTTCCGTCTGTTGAGTCTTCTTTGTTTGCTTCGACAAAAACCTGAACAACACCAGCTTCATTTTCTTTTACATACGGATAAACTTGTCTTACTCCCTGAGCGTCTTGAGCCCAAATACGATAATCGGTTCTTGCTCCGCCTTGAGGTTCTAATTGTATAGCGTCTATGATTTTTTTCCTGTATTCTTCTATACTTTCAGAGGCTATTGGTAGTTCTACGATCTCAACAATTTGAACAGTGTTTTCAACGCCAATTACGGGCTCTGTAATAGTAAGCTCGTCGTCTACTTTTAAAATGTTTTCTCCGCCCGTTTCAAGCGAGCGTATTAAAAAAACATTATCATCTTCGTTAGCTGATAAATAATGGTCTTCTTCGGAAATAAACATTTTTCCGGGATTTGTGGAATCGTCATTACTTTTCAAAGTTAATCCAGTTCTAAGAAAAGAGTTTTCTACTCCATAAACCTGAATCCTATAATAACCGTTTGTTGCTGGTTTTGGCTGTCGATTTAGATATATTTGTCCAAGTCTATTCAAAGTACCGCCATTTTCAGCAGAATCGGCTGTATCTGGAAATAATTGATTTCTAATATCGTCGAGGTATAAATAAGAAAGTTTAAATTCGCCTGACAAGACAACCGATACGGCATCTAAAACGAATTTTAAATCTGAATCGCTTATATCCAAATTACTTTTCAACGAAGAGTTAATTCGAGTATGCAGTTGTTTTGTAGTTGGAATCTGTTTCATATTAATTTTTGAATTATTACTTCTTTTTTCGAGTTATCCCAAGCGAATTGAAGTATTTTATCTTCTTTGTTTTTTAGTTCTTGGAATTGAACCAATATATTTACTCTGTTTTGATTAACAATTTGAATGTTAATTTTCATATCCACCACGTTTTGAAGAAATTTAAGATCGTTTTTTACTGATTGTTCTATTTCTAAACGCCCTGCACTATTCAAAACAGTATTATTTAAAACTCTTTCTGTCTCAGAATTAAATTGTTTTTCTTGCCTGTCTCCAAAAATTAACGAATTTCCCCACCAATCATATCTTTTTTCGCTGGAAAGTTCATTTCCTTTTGTGCTTGCTTCAACATTTCCTCCAAATAAAGATATATATATTTGATGGATTAATGTTTCGGTGGATCCTAAATCATTATTGCTAATAAATAAGTCTCCACCGTCAGAAGTTTCATATAATGCTATGTCTTTTCCTTTCATTTTCTTCCGTTTGTTGGTGTTACTTTTACAGGAATCGCAAGTGGTCCTCTTTGTTGTACTCCTGCACTTCCGCCAAAAGGATTATTTAAATTAATATCGACTAAATTACGAGTCGTGTTAACATTTTCGTTTGTGATTTGCCCTTGTTTCACGGTTGGATTTGAAAGTGCTGGTGTGCTTTTATTTTCGGACGAATCAGAAGATTGAACGTCTAAAGCGGCTCGCATTGCTGTCACATTTTGTAATCCATTTGTCGCTAATTTAGACAATCCAGGAATTTTTGCCAATGCAGCCAATAACATTTGAACAGGTTTAAGCATTACATCAAATAAAACTCGACCAATTGCCATCAACCCAGCTTTAATTCCGCCTTCTTGGAATGCTTTTTTCACCATATCCCAGTTTTTGATTAAAGTCATTATAAAATCAATAACCAATCCTAAAGGACCTAAGAATTTCACAACAGTTGATCCCCACTCGTCCCAATAATAAATGATCGCAACAACAAAGCCGATTAAGGCAGCAATTCCTACAATTATTAATCCTATTGGGTTCGCGGTCATAGCAGCATTCCACAGCCATTGTGCAGCCGTTACAACCTTCATGACACCAGCCCAAAGCCACATCGCCTTCTCGGAAACTAATGTCGTGATATACCAAGCTCTCAGGGCTAATGTATTGGTTCCTAAAGAAATTGCTGAACTTGTATTCAATGCGGCAAAAATACCCAGTATAATATTATACGCAGCCATTGCAATCATTGCCGCCCAAATAGTGCCTCTAACTATTAGAAACCACTTTACAAACGTTGCAACGGAAGTAATTACCAAGTCTATGTTATCAGCAAGCCAAACAAGCCGATCTTTTACATTTGTTAATGTTGGATTTAAACTATCTCCTGATACAGCCCAATTCACAAATGAATTTTTAACTTCTTCCACTCTGTTTTTTAAAGTGTCAGAATTGGTTGCGGCTTGCTCTTGAGCTTTGTTTGTTTCTCTGATTTTGGCTTCCCATTCATCGTAAGTTTTAAGATTGGAAAAAATAACATTACCAGCCGTTAAATTCTCTTTGCCGAAAACATTCGCGACAGCAATTGCGTCGTTTTGAATTTTACTCAATTCTTTCAATCTTACTCCTAATGGTTTTGTTTTATCCATTAATAAGTTAAGATTAACATTGTGTTTTTGTAAAGAAGCGAGAGCTGGTTTCGGAAGACCTTTCGCGGTTGCCAAAACATTTAATAAGTTTCTTGCACCGACAGCGATTTTCGTATGGTCCATCTGTTTACCAAGCGTTTCAATTAAAGCTACCGATTCAGATAGTTCAACATTCGCACCATAAGCGTTCGCTCCAAATTCTTTCAATCCTTCTGCAACCTTCGCCGTAGAAACAGAACCTACAATCTCCCCAGCCGTAAGAATATTGATTGTTTTATTAGCTTCTTCTGCTCCTAGTTTAAATTGATTCATTACAGACGTTAAATTCTCTAATGTTGGAGTAAGCTCGGTTCTCGCCGCCTTAGATAAAGTAATACCTGCTTCAGTAATTTGTCCTAAAGCCTTTGGATTGTCCAAGTATTGAGACATTGCCGAACCGATTACTTCGAAACTCGAAGCCACATCAATTGCTGATTTTTTAGACCGTTTGGCAATGTCTTCAACTTGACCTTTAAATTTATCTGAACTTTCGCCCGTAACAGCAGAAAGGGAGTGCAAGGCTGTTTCGTAGTCCATGACTGAGTCAATGCCAAATTTCGCTCCTGCGAATGCAGCCGCTCCAAGCGACGCAGCGGAGACATAATTGAGCATTTCTTTTCCAGCATCACCGATTGAAGGCGTTAATTTATTGAACCATTTATCGGCAGTTCCTACTCCACGCTGAGCTCTATTCATAGAGTTCATTGTGTTTCTTCCTAATCGGTTAACAACATTTGAAACCCTGTCAACGGCTGTAAATATTGTCGGAACTTGTAATGTAGCTGCCATTTATTTTTTCTTATTATTTGCTTCAATTTCGTCGTGCTGTTCTTTGACGTCTTTGTACCAATATCTTAAACCAAAATAGTCTTCGTCGTCGCAATACATATCGTTTATTTTATCAGGTGAAGCCCAGTCGAAACTTCGCGAAACTGTTTTAATAATATTCTTTAAACTCTCTTCGCTGGGATACCTTACAAAAAAACTGTCGAAACTTGTTCAATTACTTTATAATCAAATTTTTCTAATTTGTCCAACATTGCGACAGGCTGACCAGTAATATAAGCAAGACATCTCAACGTGTACTCAATTTGGTTTTTCCCAATATCCAAACCTTTCATAATATCTCTTAATTGAGTAGGTTTAATTCTTGTTCTAAAAGAAACACTATCAAGAGCTACTTGTTTGTCTTCATTTAAGATTGGATATTTTAATTTAAATGAAGGAATTGAGTCTGAGTTAAAAGAAAGAAGTCCCGACTGCATTGCTTGAATTACTTGTGGGTAATCGTTTTCGACTTTAAATTCGTCTTTCTTTGTTTCCTCAAATTTCTCAATAAATTTTTGGATTTCTTGGATTGCCATTTCTTTTGTAATTGCTTCTTTTGAAACATTCGCAAAATAATCTACTTTTTCGTCTTCTAAATTGTTCATTTTTTAAAGATTTAATTGTTTTACTTAAAAAACAAAGATAAATATTATAAAACTATCAACAAAGAAAAATAATTGAAAATTTATAGAAAAAAAATTTGGAGCGTATTGATATAGATGCTATATTTGTCATATAATTAAACCAATAAAAAACAAACATTATGAAAACAATTAAAAAAAGCGAAGAAAAAGATTTAAAAGTTTGGGCTGTTTTCCAAATACCTACAAAAGAAGCGAAAATATTTGCAGGAGCTCAGCCTGTTCAAGTAAGTGAGCTAATGACAAACAATGATGCTCACGATTATTGCAAGAACATGAATCAATGTGGATATATTGATGAGATGATTTTAAGATATGATGTTATATTAGTAGAAAAATACTGATCTAAAATAAAATCCCCACTGTCTCACGAGTGGGGATTTTTTAAAAAGCAATCCTATGAAAAACTATATTTTCTCCATTTTGCCACCTCCGGCAACTTTAAGAGTTGAATTTACATTATTCGAGTCGATGTTAAAATCTCCTACTGGCATTCCTGTTCCTCTGTAAATTGCTCCTGAAATATGAGTAATTGTCCATGTTCCAGCCTCAGCACTTTCCATGAGTTTTGGCACATCTGTTAGTTCTTTCGAAGTAAGTAAGTCGACCGCAATTGGTCCTTCCATACTCCATAAGACTCTATTCTTCTGTACAATCATAGAGCCATCTCCTGTTACGTTGTTTGCATCGTCAGCATTTCTGATACCTCCAGGATCTAAGGTAAAGCTTTCATTAGATTTTGGGTAAAATCTAAAATCTCCTAATGTTGGGTGATTACATGCAATTTCTGTAATATCTCCGCCTATAAAATTCATGTGTTAATATTTTTAAATGTTAAAATCCTGCTTCAGCCGTAGTCGACTCAATCCTTGCAATTCCAGTTCTTTTATATCTGAAAAACGTGTCAAATCTGTTTGGATTTGTTTCGTTAATTCCTACTCTTAACGACTCTTTTGAAAAAGCAGGGTCGTTAATTAAAGCTCTTTCGCCTAAATCTTCAAAAAGATCAAACAAAATAGCCTTCCATTCTTTCGGCTTGATTGCCATCGTTGAAGATGTAACTTGATTGTCCATAATTAAAACTTTATCTCTAAGTTTAATTATTTCTAAAACCGAATAAGCATCTTTTACGTTCCAGTCAAGATTTAAATTCCTGCAATAATTGAATTGCAAAGGTCTTTCACCTTCAGGGTGGTAAGTTGTTACTAAATCTTGAATTTCATAAACTCCTTTATTAAGAATTACGGTCGAACAACCTTTCTTAATTAAGAAATCTCTATTGTTATAGAAAGACATATCGCCAATATTAGCGTCTAAAGGAATTGGCATATCGGGAAATGGTTTTCCGTTAATATCGCTTTCAGGTGTGTCTTGCATTGTTCTTGCAAATAGCCTCACAACATTGGTTGCTGCTTCCCATGGAAAAGCCTTTGAAGCGGGTGCAGGACAAAGAACATTTGTTACCTGATTTACCCTTGCTGCATCATTTGTTATATCAGAAAGTACTGTAATGTCTGTTTCTACGCTTCCGAAAAACGCCATAAAAGGTTTGAATGTTGTTGCAGCATATCTTCCAGTTGGTGTTTCTGTTGATGGTGTTCCGTTAAACTGCTCAAGCGTTTCGAAATGCTCTTCACCGTAAGGATTAATTACGCACGTGTACCAATCCGAACCAAACTGATTCAGGCTATCGATAATAGCCGGAGTTCCCGTTCCCGCTGTATTGGTAGTCATTGCATAAGTAATACCAGCACCATCGCCATTATTATTAAATTCAACTTGCAAAAATGAAGATGTTAACCCTTTCCATTTTGTAGTCAATATTAATTCGGTTGTTGCTCCCGTTGCTGCGATAGGAGACGATAAAACATTGTTAATGGCATCTCTAATTTTAGCAGCAATCTGCGACGCTGTTTCTCCTTTCACAATATTGAAAGAATATGTTTGGTAGTCCAAATTTTCTCTACCAGCCACACGAATTAAATGAGTTGTGCTTTTCGTTGCTGTTCCCGTAACGGACCAATTTTGAACCGTTGCAGTTGATCCAACAGCCTCCAATTGAGGGAAAACGATAGTAGGTATTCCACCAACTCCATCACTATCAACAGGACGTAAAATCCTCATTATTTGATGAATTGGCGAACCATAACCATAAATTCTTCCTGCTTCTTCCGATGAAGTAATTTCTCTTTTATCCGTGTTAATAGATGATTGAGCAGCCGTATTCGCTTCACCTAATATTGCAATGATTTGAGGGAGGTTGTCAGTCGTATTTTGAAAATTCCCTTTTTTGATGTTGTATCCGGAAGTTCGGCTTAATCTTTCGGTTCCAATGGCTGTTGAAATATAGCTCATTTCGTTATTTTTTTATTAATTGATTTTGTTATAAACGTATCCTAAATCAGTGTTGTCGAGTTTTACCTGTGTATAGATTTCACCCAAATTCACTCCTGTTTCCATTAGCTGGTTTTCTTGTATTCTTACAGAAAAAGAAATAGAACCCATTTTCACGAAATTACTATCCTCTTTTTGTTGGCTTTCGAAAAAAGTAAAGTTTTCAAAAGCAGTTCCACCGATAAATCCCGGAGGTAAACCGAGCGTCTTATATTGAGTATGTTGAAGAATGTAACGGACAATTCCTAAATACTTATGCAATTTAAATGCTGAATTTTCTGAACCACTTTGCCCGCTTCCTGCAAACCCTTTGGAAAAAATATCAATAACATAAAACGTTTTTCCTTGCGAATCTTTTTGCGTTTTTTGGTCGTAGTTACCTGAATCCAATTGTATATTTATAACAAGTTCTTCACCGTCCGAAATAGGGATTGTTCTTTCTAAAAAAACACCAACTTCTTCGGGGAGACGTAATGGTTGTTTTGTTTTTTGATTCTCTATTTCTGTTTTAAGAAGCGCGCCGATTGTATCACGAACTATCTCAAAATTCTGCACTGGAATTACTTCTTGTATCATATTTTTAAATCACCTAATATACAAACTATTAATCCGAAAGTTTCACTTGGAAATGTTTCATTTATAATGTATGTTTTAACAATTCCAGTCGCGTCTTTTACTTCGACTTTATGGTTTTGCATGTTCACATTTCCTGTTCTTGCATCTCTTGTCACGTATCCTAAAGCGTTCAACTCTTGCTCATTTATGCAAATATGTGCGCTTTTTGAATTCATTGGTACTCCATCCGTGTCATAAGATATCCAATGTTTCGTATGTAAGCCTTTGATATTTACTAAAAATCCGGAGGTATTTGTAAGCACAATGTCCTCCTCAAAACCTCCGGATGTTATTATAGAATGAGCGTCTTTTCTTGCTTGAAGCAAAAGACTTCCAGACATTACTCTTTTTCTTTATTCAGTTCGTCGTTATCTTCAAGCAACTTAATTAAATCCGCATTTACAGCTTCTGCATCGAAAGAAATTTCTCTCTTTGTTAGTTCAGCCTGCAATTCGTCTTTTTTCATTTGCTTGTAAGTTTTTACAACTATTCCAGCTCCGGCTCCTCCATTTGCTCCTAATGGATTTGGTAATTCAAATCCTTCATCTCCCTCGCCTTCTTTTCGTAGAGTTTCTAATTCACTTTTCGATGGTCTTTTAATAAAACCTTTTTCGATTAAATCTTCGGCTGATGATGCAAGTTCGTCTTCTGATACGAAATCATTTCCTTTTGCGACTTTATTGTTTTTGAGCAATAATTCAACAACTGTTACTTTATATTTTTTCATTATTTTGAAATTAAGCGGTTTTAATTGTGTACATTCTGTCAATAGAGACAGGAATTACAAGAGGAGCAGAAGAGATAATGAAATCCCAAGCCATTTTCACTTGATCAATTACGTCTCTAATATAGAACTCTCCTTCTACTGGAGCAACATACTGTCCTGAAACATTGTCACCTAAAATCGCAGGTACTCCAGCAAATGCTGTTTTTCCTTTGAAGTCGTTTGCTACCATGACAACGTTATCAGCGTCGATATAAGTTTTTGTTACACCGTCAGCAGGATCTTTGTAAGACTCATTGTACGTCCAAAGGTTGTAAATATAATCTTGACCAGCGATTTGACCTTGAAAAACCATTCCTGTAACGTTGTCAAATTGAGGCATGTTAATGTCTAATCTTTTAATATTAGTCCATTCAGCCTGTTCTTTAACCTCAGGGTGTTTTTTAAAGTTATTGAATGCAGAAGAGCCCATAATTACGTTGATGGTAGTAGCTCCGGAAAGCCCCTCTTGACGTAAGAATAAAGCACCTTTGTCCAAGTCAGCAAGAGGTGTTGAAGTAGTTGCGCTCCAAACTGCTGCACCTGTAAGAACTGGCATTGAAGCAGCTTGTCTTTTAAAGTCAATATTGTCTCCGTTTTTCAGCTTAACAATACCTGATTGAACCACTTGCGAACGTTGTAATTCGATTGCTCTTAAAATCATGTTTTTGATCTTTCTGATCTTATCAGAAGCGTCATTTAGCAATAATCGAGCATCAATTCTTGTTGGTGCATTTCCTTGAGCAAATGTTTCGTCATATCTTTGGCAAGCTGTAAAATCGAACGATTCATTATAATAAGGAGGTTGAAAAATTTTCTCCATTGAGTGAGAAAATGTATTTCTATTCGGGTCGGTGCATCGTTGAACATCAACAGCAACTAATTGCAAATTTCTTTCTACTTCAATAGAAACGAATTTTGTATTTGTAGTTACTGACGGGAACAAAGATTGCAGACCTTGTTTCGGTGTTTCATCGTCACTAAATGTGGCGATTAATGTTTGGGTAATCCCTCGTCTGTGTTGGTTTAATGTAATTGCCATTTCTTTATTTAGTTTTCGATTTTAGTATGTTCTCTTGCACTCGTGTCAATATGCAATCCAAGAGATTCAAGAACGTCAGATAACGACTTGTCTCCATCTGTTAACGCAACGGTTGTATTTAGTGTTACTCCAGAAGGAAGAACTAAAAGATTTCCATCAATTGTTCCTTTTGTGCAAATATTCATACTTACTGTTCCATTGTTTGCAATATCCAAAGGTCCTTCAAATGCAGAGATTCCGATTACTTGTGGCAATCCTGATGCATCTACAATTGGTAAAAATCCATTTGGTACAGCAGAGTCTCTCATAATAAGTTGACCAGCCTTAGCTTCGAAAGCAGCACCTGTGTTATTCTTGAAAATTCCTTCTTTAAATCTGTTATCAAAGATAAAAATCGGTTGACTTGACGTAATAACAGCAGTAGATTGGTTTCTTGTAGCGGTTGTTTGTTGTACTGTACTCATTTCAATTATTTTAAAATGTTAGCATAAAATTCAGTAGCCTCTTTTTCTTCTTCTGCCACTTCTTCAGTTGCAGTTGTTGAAGCAGGCGTTGTTCCAGTTTGTGGAGCATCGTTCTCCATTTTTGCTACTCTGGCAGATGAAGCCGCTTTCACAATTAATTGCTCCCTCTGTGCGCCTGTAATTGCTAAGCCGGACTCAATGCCTTTAGATACCATTTCAGGGTCAGTTGTAGAGTGAGCCATCCAAGTTCCTACTCTGTCTTTTTCCGAAGCAACTCCAGCGTTGAAAATGCTGTTATAAGTTTCCGGATGCTGTTGTTTTAGTTCGTCAACTGTCATTTTGTTTTGAATTTTAGAATTGTTATTTTGATTATTTTTGTTTGTCGGTTTTGCAAAATCAGACTTATACTCTACCATTGTTTCTTCAACAACTTCGTTAAATGATTTTAATCCATCGATAAAAGTACCAACAGAATCTTTTGAGAATTTTGTATGTCCGTTATCGTAACCAGTGCCTTTTAAAGCTGGTCTATTTTCAACCATTTTATTTAAAAACCTTTCGTTAATAGGATCAAGCATTTCATCTATAATAATTTTATAATTATCATGATTTAAAGCCTCTTCAAATGCCTTGTTTTTTTCGGTTGATTTAGAAGCATATATACGAATGTGTTTTACTCCATTCGGATCTTCCGTGTTTGCTTTCCTGCCATCAAATTCGACCATTGTTCCAGCAGATCCAACAATATTCATTTCGTGTTCAGAATAAATTTTTCCCGTTGCTGCTAAAATACCATACATCGCAGAAGCTGCCATTCCTCCTTTTGAAATAACACTGTTTACTGGCTTAGTTTTTCTAATTTCAGCAATAGTCTCGGTCATTATTTCAACAGCCATAGATGATCCACCTCCTGAATTAGCTACGATTACAAAACCTTTAATCCTGTCGTCAGCAGCCATTTTTTTCATATTAGAAGAAATGTAATCAATTCCATAAGAAGACATTCCGCCTGATACCGTAATAGGTCCATTTATATTAACAACTCCTATCGCTTCAAAACTTTCTTTGCTGTCTAATTGTCCGGGACTCCAATAAGGTCCATAAGGTCGATCAACTACTTTTGTAGCCGAGTTAATGTCGTATAAAGAAATAGAATTGTATTTTTGCTCAGGCATTTCCATCTCAACTCCAGAACGTGCATTATCTAATAATGCTGAAAGGGCTGGAAAGGAATGAGCATCCACCAACCACGGAGTAAACCCGTAAATTTCTTTCGCTAATTGAAAATTTATTTTCATTGTAAATGAATAATTTTGTACAAATATATAAAAAAAAGATAATAAAAAAAGATATTTCCTAATAAAATCATAAAAAATATGTGATTAATTAAATAATCACATATCCTTGTTTATCAGTTTTGGCAATTTTTAAATCTCTCCAATTATATTGTTTGCCTGATTTGTTTAATTTCTCAAAATGAGGTAAATCTTTGAACGTTTTCCAATCGCCTCCCCAGTTCCAACCATGTGCTTTGAAAATCTTTACAATCTCCATCCAGTCGGCTACCCTGTCACTATCCCAATCTTTTACCGTATCCCAACTCGCGTCTTTTCCGTCAATAATTAAAACAATATCAACGGCTAATCCATAATTATGAATACTTTGTCCTGCTTTCGCATTAGTTACTTTTCTACCTTTTAAACTTCTGCCAATTGCATAAAGTGCATCCTGTTCAGCAAATGTTCGCAAGCCTTGTGAAATTCTTACTTTTGCTCTTCCTGTTAAAGCTTTATCGCATTCAGCAATAATTTGTTCAACTTCTTTTCTTACTGACGGATGAAGAACATCAATCCTTTGTTTAGTTACTTTGTCCATTTTTAAACATTTTTTTAATGAAGTTAGGTATATATCCACCTATTAGATTTCGGAAATACCATATAAGAATTAAAACTATTACCACAATTACACCACAAACATAAATATTAAAAGGAAAACCTGTTGATTTTACTTTCGTGTTTACGTGTTTCGCTTCTTTTGCTACTTCTTTTATCGTTTTTTGTGATACTGTTTCTCGTACAACCTTTGCAACCTTGTTGACTTCTTCAGTTTTTTCTTTAACTGTTTCTTTTTTGTCTTCTTGATTCCATTTGTTTCTAAATATAAAATCAGCATTCCCATTTATCGATATTGCTTGTAATGTGTCACCATTTTGAACATTATAATATGTAAAATCATTTGCAGAGTCCGTTTTGCCATTAATTTGTATTTCGCCTGAATTTTGATTGTGTTTTAATAACACATCTTTTTCATTCTTTTTAATAGCTTGCAGGTCTTCTTTTGAAGAGTTTGTTTTAGTTGTTTCTGTTTCAACTCTTTCGATTTCTGCACCTTTAGAATATTCAGTTATTTTTAACTTACTCCGGCAACTGTTCGCGATCGTTGCTGCTAGCATTATGAGAATTAATTTCTTGTTCATTTCTTGCAGTTTTAAAGGTTTCTAAATCACCAGTTTTGTTAAATTTCTTAAACTTGAGCATTATCCAGTCAGGAGGAAATTTCCCTCTTGTCCATTTTTTCACATTTTCCATCGCAGAGTATGCAGGATAAGCGAATGTTGTTACTTGTAATAATATCTTGATATACATTGAAACAAAATTTACGTCTTGTACAATCTGATAAAACATTTCAAAAAGAATATAACCAACTATACTTCCTCCTACTTTTACAAGCAGCCCGTTCCTGTTTTCTCGCCAAGAAAAATCCTTTTCTATTTTATAATGAACCCAAGAACCAACTCCGTGATCAATAAATATTGCAACCGCAATAAAAGACATGAATATTTTGTTTTCAACATACCATCCAGTAAAATCTTGAAAGACAGACAGCCCGCCCGCTGGAATAGCTGAGACAAGTAAAAGTCCTGTTATTTTTGCTGAAAGAATGTCCATCTTTTCTATTATCATCTTTTTATAATTCATTTTTTTTAACTTAGTTGTAAACACGGACTTCAAAAGTTCCGAACTCGCCAGTTAAATCAATCTTGTTTCCAGTATCGCAATCTTGAACAGTTACATAAATTGAGTTATCGTTTGCCCTTCCTGCGACAAGACATTTCATCGGTCCTATGCCTGAATTTCCTTGGCTTATAGACGCGAATACCGCAACCTTATCAATCGGGAAAGCTCCATTAAGAGTACCTATATATTCACCTACGTTTGTTCTCGCCCAAACTATTGCTCCAATATTATTTTCTAAAACTACGAAATTCGGCGATGGAGTTGGTGTTCCTCCAGCTCTTAATAAACAAACATATGAAGTGTATGGTCGAATATTTGCGGCAATTTGGTTATCAACATAAATTTTTTGAGTATAATCTAAATTATCAATATTTGCACTTAAATCATAGTTGGCTGTTAAACCTCTTGATGTTGTTGGTGTTACAATCTGGATTCCAGTACTTCCGACAACAAGTCGAGATGATGCCGTTGTGACGGTATCTAACGATCTGATATCTACTTCACCATCACCAAGTCTTACCCAATTTTGATAACCGAAATCCATATCGTCTCTTCTTAGTCCAACAGCATTACCAACTCTAATATCTCCTGACATTTCGGGAACATTCTCCCCTGAAAGTCTAAGAAAGTTGTCGGTTAAGTATTTCTTTTGAACGTAATCATTATCTAAAATATTTGCTCCGTAATAAGCTGCTCCGGTAATACCTCTTGAAGATGTTGAGGTGGAAGACACGTTTATTTGAGTTGGTTCAATTTGAAGAGTTGTTTTAAATCCTCCTCCACCGGTATCTTCACAATAAATTTCAACAAGACCGTCTTTAAAACCAACAACGCTGTCTGAATTAAATGTGTCGTTTTGGCACATTATTCCAACATTATCGGAAAATCTTAAATAACCTGTAATATTTTGCGAAGTTCCAGTATATGGAATATATGTATCTTCTGCATCAGTTATTGTTAAATAAGAAGATAGGTCTACAAGCCCTGAAAGTTTATCCCATCCAGGACTTGACGTTCCGTTAATGTTTTCAACCCAAACATAATTCTCTCCAGTGTCTAAAATATTAAAAACCATACCTTCAATATTTGTCTCAGGCGGTCTTGATATTAAGTCAGCATAAGTTGGCAACGATCCAGCTGTCTTATAAACGCTGGACAACATTGAATCAATTTGAGTGCTGTTGTAATAATTTTGAAATAAAAATCCTCTCTGTACATAATCGAAATTTGAGGTCATAGTATATAAATGAGTACCCCTGATTCCTGTTGAAGGATCAATTAGTATATCGTTCACATTCGTACCAGCGTTTCCAACGACAATATATCCATTAATTCTAAACCATCTATCAACGAAGTCACCAGTCACCAAAGCTCTCGAAAGCTGACCCTGTTGCGGGGAACCAATTGTTCCTTCTTGAGTATCATCAGGTCCGTAACCGCTTAATGTATTGTTGTTATGTATGATTAATTTATTGCTAATTGCTGCATCGTTGAATCCAGCCCCAATTCCAAAAATAATATTGTTTTGACCCGTAACTCCTTGTCCTGAAAAAGAACCCAAGAATAAATTTCTGTCGCCCATTGCGGTCGTGTTTCCAGCCTTATAACCAATAAGAGTATTTAGGTTTGAATTTGAGTTATATCCAGAATAAGTTCCGATATAAGTGTTCTTATATCCTGTTGTATTTTCATTTCCAGACTGCATTCCAGTGAAAACATTGAAATTTCCAGTCGTGTTTTTCTGTCCTGTTAAACCACCTAAGAAAATATTTCTTTTTCCGGTTGTTGTTGTTTTTCCAGTAAATACTCCTATTCCAATATTATACTCTCCTGATGTTAAGCTTTGTAAAGCTCCATAAGACAAAGAGACGTTATATAATCCAGATGCTGTTTGACTAAAATCTCCAAAATAATAAGAATAAGTCGGCAAATGAACGCCTATTGCTCCAATTGGACTTCCAGTGTCTGGAGTTGTACCACTTGAAAGAAAAGAAATTGGTTTGCTTGAATAACTTCCACGAATTGCAACATCATTCAATTTATCTAATGAAGCGAAAGAACTTCTATCTACTAATGCAGGAACTCCTTCGGGTGTTGCCACAAAAACTTTCGTAAAAGAAGGGTCTGCTACACCTGCTCCATTTATCCATTCAGATTCGGTGTCTGTTACTTGATACATGTAAACGCCAACTCCTGTCGGTGCTTGGATACCACCTGAAATTCCTAAAACTGTTTTCCATAAAACAATTTCTTCAGCAGATAAATTACTAGCATCTTTCAATGCAAAAGTTCCTCCTTTTATCACCTCACCAATATACAACCAATTTAAAGTACTATTGAAAGGTGCATTTATTCCGCTCTTATTAATATAATAAGAATTTCCTTGATATACAATGTCGCCGACTTTATATCTTCCGTTCGGGGTCCACTCTTTAGCTGTTAACAGGTTTTGGCTCATCTTTTAATTTTTCTAATGGTTGTAAACTTTTTAATTCTTCTAAGTATTTCGTAAGGTTTTCACTCCAGTTTCCTTGATTTAATAATTCAGCAGCTTGATCCATGCTGATTATAGGTGGAATTCCAAGTGCTGGATTTCCAAGCATTTCACGGACGGCTTTGACTTCTTTAAGCGGATCAATATGAGGCATGTTAGAGCCTGTAAACCTTGAAGAAGTGTATGCTTCAAGTGCCATAAAGTTGTTTTGATCTAACGCTTTTAAATATCCGGGAGCAACTATTTTTCCTTTTAATATCTCTAATTCTAACCATAGAGAATAAATTGGTCCGTAAAATTGTTGCGTAAAATCATCTCTGTAAACCTCAACAATGTATTGCCAGCCGTTTATCGCTGCTCTTGATGCGGAGTAGTTTGAATTATATTGTTGTAAGGCTACCTCAGGAGGTATATCAACAGCAGCGCAGAGTTGCACAAAAACTCCTTTGAAAAAAGGTTCATAATGTAATTCCTGATTAGACTCTAAAGCTATTAATTTCGAACCAATTGGCATATTGAACGCCTGTTTATTCGTTGTTAATTTGATATTTTTAGTTACTGTTTCAGCAATTTCGTAAGGGTCAGTAATAGCATCACCAGCAGTCTCCATGAAGTTTTTCTTCATTGCATCTATAATCGGGTTTTCACCTGTTGAGTTTTGGTTATGCTCCACTGAATAAACGATTTTAGCTCTTTCCTCAGCACCTGCAACAGAAGCTTCTGTATATCGGTCAAGCTTGCTTACTTTCTCAAGTATGGAAGCGATTTGCGGTATTCCCCTATGATGATTAATTCGGTGCTTAGTACCATATAACATCCAAGCGAAATTTTTACCTGAATTCTCTCCCTTGCAAGGAATACGCTCAATAGTTATTTCTTTAAGCTTTCTGAAACGGACGAAATATGCAATATGTTCGCCACGTTCATTCATTTCAATACCTTGCTCAATGAAACATCCTCGAGATTTGGCGTCGTTATAAAATTTATCTTCGGCAGGATTAACAACTTCTTGACCGTCTATAACTTGAACATTTAAAACTTTGTTTTCAACCCGACAGATAACTAAGCAATCTCCTCCAAGAAAGGCGGTTCTAAAAGCTTCTCTTGCTCGCATGTGAAGATTCGCTTGTTTTGAAAAATCACTATATTTGCTTTTCGCATATATTTCAAATCTTTCTTCTGCAAATTTTCTAAACTGCTCAAGATCGTCATTTATTCCTTCACTTTGTAAAACTAACTTATTAGGTTCTGATTGCAAGTTTAAACCCGTGCCAATAACCCATTTGAAAAACTTACCCGTAATAATCTTAACAACGTCCGTTTTCAAGTCCGCCTCATACGCTCTAAGTCTAAGAGATTGGTGCATCGGAACTACATTAATAGGTACTCCCAATTCTCCTTTGGTTTTTTCTCCATCGAATGGCACGTTCATTGCCATTGGATACCACGGACCAAAGTCAGCCCCAAAATAATTGGACTGACTTTTGATCTTATTTTTTTTCTGTTGTGGTATATTTTCAGGCGTCGGTATAGAGGAAGTGAATCCTAAATAGTCGGTAATTTTGCCGATTAATGTATTTTGTTTTTTCATCTGAATCTTTTAAAAGATGATACGTCTCTTAATACAACGCTTCTTCCATTCATTCTATTTATATACTGGTTTTTAATTTGTTCCAGCAAGTTGATTCCGTTTGCAAGTTGTGTAATAGATAAATATGTAGTCTTTACTTTTATTTGTCCATCATCTAACTGATATTCGTTAATCCCAGTAGAAGCCCCCGTCTGTTGCTCCATAAGAGAGAAAAGCATTTTATCAATTAAAGCGTCAATTGCTATAATCTTTGCTCTGTAATCTGGATACATAGCAATATATTCGGGTATTGTACATTCGCAAGCCATAATAAGACAAAAGTAAAGTTATTTTTTAAGTCAAAAAACATTTAATTAATTTATTTATAAATGTTAAAATTGTGTTAAAGTTCTAAAATTATTTGGATCGAGCTGATTTCCTCCGTACATTTGCTCTATAATTAACAAACAAACATTAAACATTATGAAAGCAATTATCACAAAAACAGTAAATTCAATCGCAGTAGAAGCTGAAAAAGGCGAAACTTTTGAAATCGTAAAAGAATTTGACAATAGCTTTTTAATTAAGTACCATAATTTTGGAACTAGACTTTTGTCAAAACAATTCGCAGAAGTTCAAACAGAACCAACAACGAAAGTAAAAACAGGAGTAATTTCTGAAATCGTTTCCATTTTAAAAAATGGTTATGTTTCGAAAAAACAAATACTTGAAACTTTATCTAATTTGTTTCCTGAAAAACAAACGGCTTCCATGTGGAATACTATCAATTGCCAATTCAGTAGAAATCCTGAAACTGGTTTAAGAATTGAAAGAGAGCAAAAAATTAAAGTTGTTACGAAAGAAAAGAAAGGCAAAAAATTATTTAAATTATCATAATGGAGTTAGGAAAAGTATATAAAAGAAACAGTACAGGTCATAACCAACTATTGGTTATACCGAATGAAAAAGTAGTAATACAAAGAAAAGTCTATAACGATTTAATTCACGAACATATATTCGAAAGAACGGTTGATGGTAAAAGATATTTTGTTTCGTTTCTTGGATTGAAATATATTTTCTTACCATGTGATGAATTAGATAAAGACGGAACGGTTGCTGTCTACAAAGGCGAAGAAGTAAGAACTTTTAAAATCGTCAAATTTAAAAAGAATCCAGTCTTGCCAATGTATAAAGCAGTCCTTGAATTAAACGGTAAAACATTCTTGACTCAAAGTCTTGCATGTAAACCCGATGTTGAAGATAAAATTTCATATCTCTGCAACAGAGTGAAAAACTTAAAAACTAAGAATATGATTTTATTTTCTAACCCGTGATCAAGCTAACAAATTCTCCCCATGTCATTGTTTTGAATCTCGGGTCGGTTTGCTTTAAAATATCAATGTATATTTCCCGAGCTGCCAAATTATATACACGAACGTCCCAAAAGTGATTTTGACTTTGGGACGTTTTTTTCTCCCATGCAAAACCGACAACTTCTTCTCCTTTTATTTGTTCAGTACGCTTCTCTCCTTCGTAATGAATAAAGTAGCTTTTCATTGTGTATTTCCCTCCAGTTGGTTGTGGAAAATTCATAAATCCTTCGGGTTGGCTTCCGTCAATACCTGCACGCAATTTCATATTTTCTGCAAGAATATCTTTCATTTGATTTACCTCGAGCAAATAAATATTCTTAGCTTCTCGTGATTTTGTAATTAACGGAGTGTCTTTTGTAATCCTTCTAAAATCAGTTTCAACACGGCCTTTAATTCCGGCAATTGGAATATCTTTAATTTTATCAATGAATTGCCTTGCATACTTTGTAAAGAATCCCGTGTCAATTACAGTTATGTTGACTTTAACTTTTCTTCCAGTTTCAGTAAAATATTCTTGACGCATAATTTTCTCCAATTCGGTCCAAACTGAATTCGGTTGGTTGTGAGCATACGTCCATTTTTGCCTTTCAAAGTCTCGCTCCTTTTGAGCGGCAGTTGTGTCTCTGCTTCGTCGGAAAGTTCCAATACTTCCGTGATCAATTGAATATACTGGTCCGTTTGAACTATGTGCTAAAATTTCCCAGTCCAATCTTACATCTTCTATTTTTTGATAATTTTCCTCTTTCATTACACCGTTCAAGTCACACGCCAAAGTAAGCAAAATGATTTTCCCATTGCCATCTTCTTCACACGTTTTATCAGGAACAATAGAAGGAAGATATTCGCGGGTATTGTTCATAAGTTCCAAAACCTTTGGCGTCTCACCTGTTTCTTCCCATGTTTCACCCATTCGAATGTTTAAGAAAGTTTGCAACATCGTTTTGTTAACCGTACCTCCAACCGGACAAGCTTCCAGCCATTCCTTAACCAAATCAGTCCAAGTAATAAACCCCGCTGGAATTACCAACGCATTTAAATGATATGAGTAGTAGTTTTCTATTTGTGGCTCAGCAGTTGGAATCCATTTGCCATTTAAATTCAATTCAAATTTTTGGCTATGTTCAATTCTACCTTCGCAATGTTGGCATTTATAATGAACTGAATTATTTATCAGTCTACCTTTTTCGTCTAACTCGTAGCAGATTCCTGCATACCTTTTATTTTCTAATTCAACCCTCCAAACTGGTGTAAAAAGTTTTCCACAATGCGGACACGTCCAATGCCATTTTCTCTGATCACCTAATTCGTAAACTGGTTCAATGTTTGAAGTTTGTTTTATAGTAGGAGTTGAAATGAAAAATGTTTTCGCCATGTTACCGTATGACGTTTGCCTACCTTCCATCAACTTTCTTAAAGACCCTTCTTTTTTATCAGAACGGGGTGCAGCTTCCCAGTCGTCGGCAAAAATAATCTTAACAGAAATCTGTCGCATCTTATCAACATTATTTGTACCTTCAATTGTAAGTCTACCTCCTGCATATTCTTTTGAAAAGTCGGTGTCTCCTGTACGCTGATTTCTTGCACGGATAACACTCGGACGAATATAATGCTGCAATCCTGAAGACTGCATAATTGGATCAAACCTTTCGCGGATTGAAGTTTTTGCCAATTCTTTATCACCAGCCATGAACATCATAGGATATGCATCTTCTGCAATAACATAAGCCATTCCAGGAATTATAAGTCCTTGAGTTAAACCAATCTGAGCACATTTCATAATTGAAACGGTTCTTGCTGGATGATTACTATCTAAAGTATCTACTATTTCTCGAGCATAAGGAGAAATATCATATCTAAACGGTCCTTTGTATCGCGATACGCCATCTGGAAGAATAATATTTTCCTCAATCCAATCGCTTGGTTTTTTCTTAACCAACTTAACATTATACGCTTTTTCGTGAATTGAAAAATAACGTTCTCTCCAAATGTCTAAATTCATTTTACAAAGTATTTTTAATTTCCGGAAGTTCTATCGTTTGACCTGCTAATTTATGAAAACAATTTTGATCGTAAGTAATTTGTCCGTCTGCAATTGTAAATTGACAAACCTTTCCTTCTTTTACTATTTTCAACGACGGCTTAAAGGTTGGTCCGTTTGCTCCAGAAGTGTAGCTCCAAGCTCCATGCAAATCAGAATTGCAGTTAATATTATGAGTGCAGTTACAACCCTTACAAATGAATTGATATACTTTCGTTTTTCCAATCTGTTTAATTTTTGCCATGACCGAATTTTGTTTTCTTTGAATGTTGTTTGGTTTTCTTTGAATTTCTATTTAAAAGAAATCTAACAAAAATGAAAAACAATACATATAATCCGACAACAATAAATATAAAATTTTCTTTCATAACATCTTTTTAAATAAAGGGAGCTTTTACACTCCCTTAGTGTTTAAATTAAGCTTCCATAATTTCGTACTCTACTTCCAAGTAAACTTGTTGATTACCCGTAAGCCCGTAAGTCTCGACAATTAATTCTTGACCAACATAAGGAGGATAATTAAAACTGTCTGGATTGCACTGGTTTTGATTGTTGTTTACGTTAATAGCATTAAATCCATTTTGAGAAGGATTGCCAATCGATCGAAACCAAACCAAAGAACCGTTGTTTCCTTCGAAGTTTTTACCAATAGCAAAAGCTCCTCTGATTGATACGAATTTATTGGATTCAACATTTTCTCCAATAATAGCCACATTGTCAGTAGCTGTTAAGACAATAGTCTTTTTCATAAATTATAAATATTTGATATTATAAGTGCAGACCATCCACACTATTTCTTTTCACCTCGATTTCTCGTTTCGGCGTATTCTACGATTACATTCTCTACTTCAGCAGCAGCACTTTCTTTAACACGTTGAACAATTCCGCTGATTTCGTGACGTAATTTGCCAGTCAATTCAGCAAGTTTAGTTCTGTCTCCATTTGCCAAAATATCACAATAAATAGATGCTAAATTTATAGCAGAGTTTTCAAATGTTTTAAAAATGTCTTGAATATTTACTTTAATAATCATCTCAACTAAATCCACAGGCATCAACGAACCCATCATTTTATCCACCTGCAATTGAGCAAGCTCTGCTTTTCTTTCAGCATTTAAAGCATCTGCACGAGTTTTACGAGCAGTCCAAGAAAGGTTTTCTTCGTCTTCTGCATTTTGTTTCATTCTTGCAGCTTTTTCTTCGGCTGTTTCTTTCTTAGAAAAGATTAATGTTTCCGTTTCAGTAACTTCTTCTTTAAACTTTTCCGTTGTTGTTTTCGGTGCAGGTTTTACCGTTGCTTTTTTATTTAATTGATTGCAATTCTTTTTAAATATTTTGTTAAGTGGATTGTCTGTATCTATTAGTTTACTAGGTAGAACAGTAATTTTATTCCTTGTTACACCTGTATTTATGTAGTTGACAGATTTGCCACATATAGCCGCAAACTCTTTTCGGGTTACTAATGCCATATTTTTTAATTTTGTTGTTTTTTTGTATAAATCCTTTATTATAAACGATTTAAGGT